CTGTTGCTGATGGTAAAGCAGTTACTGCGGGTTCTTATGCAAATTCAGCATACACCCAAGCAAACACAGCAACAAACAATGCTGCTGGTGCTTCACTATATGCCAATGGTGCATTTATACAAGCAAACAGTGCATTCTCTACTGCAAACGATGCTCTACCAAAAGCTGGTGGTACCGTAACAGGTATAACATATTTTACCGGCGGGAATACTGCCAACTCAACTATACAATTAGAGGGTTATAATCAAAGAGGTGGTGTTGGTTATCACGGATTCTTGATGGCCAATAATACAAATGCTCCACTTGGACAGAAACACTTCAGAATTGATTCTGGTGGAACTCTGCAAATTATTGATAGTGAATATACAAAAACAATACTTTCTTTGACAGATGCTGGTGTATTATTTTCGCCAACAGTATCTGGTATGGTAAAATTGTCAGGAAGCACTGGTGGTGCCGGAACACAACCATTAGATTTTACTTCAGGAACATTATTAACCACACCAGAATCAGGTTCTGTTGAATATGATGGTAACAATTTCTATGGCACAATAGATACAACAAACGGCCGAGGATTAATTCCTGTTACTCATTATTATAGATTGGTCGCAGATAGTGCAGCAACGACTACAACTATTGCACCATTTTTTGGTACAAACTCATCAATACCTTTGGTTGCAAACGGCATTTATGAAATTGAAATTGAAGCATGGTTCTTAAAGACTACGGCCGGACAATTAACTTGGACAATAACAAACTCAACCACTGTAACAAGTATGAATATTGTTCTAAACCACACTCCAGCTGCAGGTTATACAAATGGACCTACAGCAACCAACTATTTTGTGGGTGGATTGTTTAATCAAACGGCGGCCGCGGCAGCCTTTGGTGTAACGGCATCACTAACAAATGCAACCAGTCATTACGCCAAATTTAAAATTACACTAGAAAATGGCGCTTCAACATCATTAAGATTGAATGTGACCAATTCGGCCGGCACTATTACTCCTCGTCGTGGTAGTTTCTGGAAAGCAACGAGAATTGCAAACGTTGGTACTCTGGCAGCATAATCATAAATAAGCAATACAAAATATAGGTAAAAAAATGGCAACAATTACCAACAGATCAGATTTTAAAAATTACTGTTTGCGTAGACTAGGATTTCCAGTAATTGAAATCAACGTTGATGACGACCAGGTAGAAGATCGCATTGATGATGCGTTACAATACTGGCAAGATTATCATTTTGATGGTCTACAAAAATTCTACTATATCAAAAAAGTTACTCAAACAGATATTGACCAAAAATATATTGACCTAAGTGATGCTCGCGATAACGCAAACAACACCATGGAAATTGTTGGTGTTACTAAGATATTTCCAATTCAAGATTCACAATCATCAATCAACATGTTTGACCTTAGATACCAACTAAGATTAAATGAGTTGTATGACTTCACATCAGCGTCCTACATTAATTATACTCTAACTCAACAACATCTTCGTTCTTTAGAATTGATGTTCACAGGTGAAGTTCCTATTAGGTTCCAGAGACACATGCAAAGGTTGTACATTGATTGGGCATGGGGACAACAAGAAGCACCAGTAGGTACAACAGTTATTGCCGAATGTTATTCATCTATTAATCCTGATGTGTACAACCATGTATGGAATGACCGTTGGTTGAAAGAGTATGCAACAGCATTAATCAAGAGAAGTTGGGGCAACAACCTTAAAAAGTTCTCAAACATCCAATTGCCAGGTGGTGTTATGTTGAATGGCGACAAAATTTATCAAGAAGCAGCTGATGAAATTGATGCATTACATAAAGAGATGGAAACTCAATATGGCGCACCTCTTGAATTTTTCTTAAACTAATATGGCAACCAGTGTATATTTTAATAACTACAACTCTCTTGCTGAGCAACGAGTAGTTGAGGACTTGATTACAGAATCCATAAAAATTATGGGTTTTGATGCATACTATTTACCAATCGAAAATGAAAGTGATAGAGATATTCTATTTGGTGAAGATCCCGTTAAGAAATTTAGTTCAGCATTTCCTGTTGAATTTTACTTATCGAGTGCATTGGAATATGGTGGCGAAAGAGAGTTTTTCTCCAAGTTCGGTCTTGAGATCAAGAACAACATCACCATCATTGTATCTAAACGTTCGTTCTCACAACGTGTACCACAAAATCATTTCACAAGACCAAGAGAAGGTGATTTGATTTATGTGCCATTCTTGAACGGCACAGGTGAGTTGTTTGAGATTAAGTTTACTAACCAAACCAAAGACTTCTTCATGTTGGGTCGTAAGATTCCTTTCTTCTATGAATTGGAACTTGAGAAATTCAAATACTCACAAGAACGTATCGAAACTGGTGTGTCTCAAATTGATGATGTTGTTACTAATTCTTCTTATACAATTGAGTTGAATATTGCAGAAGGTACCGGATCATACGAACAAAAAGAAATTGTTTACCAGTCACCAGACAACACACACGCAAATGCATCAGTTGTGGCTATAGTACAAGAATGGAGACCATTGGCAAACACATTGCATGTTACTAATATTGCTGGAGAGTTTGTAGACAACCAAATCATTATCGGTGCATCAAGCAATGCATCATATAGATTGTCCACATATGATCCACTACAAGATAATAGTCGCAATGAAGTTTATGACAACAAGTACATAGACAACCAGGCAAATTCCATCATTGATTTCAGTGAAACAAACCCATTTGGTTCAATATAAATGTCAAAAACTTTCTATCATCGCATAATTCGTAAATTGGTTGTTGGATTCGGCAACCTTTTTAATGATATTACATTAGTAAGATATAATCCAGATTTATCGGAGTCAGAACGTTTTCTTGTACCTATTGCATATGCATCAAAAGAAAAATATGTAATGCGTTTAGAAGAAGATTTTAACTTAGACAAAAAGGTTCAAATTACATTACCTAGAATTTCTTTTGAGATGACAGGTTTTGCATATGACGCATCAAGAAAACATAATACAAATGTTAAAAATTTTGCACAAACTTCTAATGGTCTGATTTCACAATATAATCCAGTACCATACAACTTTGATTTCAGCATATACATTTATGTGAGAAACATTGAAGATGGTACACAGATCATTGAACACATTTTACCATACTTCACACCAGATTACACAATTAAACTGAACATGATACCTGAAATGGGTATTGTTAAAGAAGTTCCTGTGATATTAAATTCAACCACTCAAGACATACAATATGAAGGTAACCGAGATAGTGATCCTCGCTTAATTATTTGGACGTTAAACTTTACCGTTAAAGCATTCATATTTGGTGCAACATCAACAGCCAATGTAATTACACATTCAATTACATCAATATTACATAAAATAACACCAGAAGATTCTGTGCAATTTGTTATGGATGCAAATAGTGGTGTTGGTAATTACCAAATAGGCGAAACTGTATTTCAAGGTTATACAGCGGCCAATGCTGTTGCTATGGGTAAAGTGGTAACATGGACAAACAATAATTTAGTATTAACCAATATTAATGGTAATTTTGTTTCGTCAGAACCAGTATATGGTGTAACGAATGGCGCAAATTATAAATTTGTATCTTATAGTCCTGTTTCGTTCAAATATGCTCAGATTGATGATTATGCCAATGTAGAAGTTGACAACACACATATTACCTCAGATGCAATTATATCAATTGACAACACAGATACAATATCAACAACAATAATCGAGAGTCCAAATGTCTAAGCAAACAATTAATATTGGAACAAAACCAAACGATGGCACAGGTGATACATTAAGAGTTGCTTTTGGTAAAACCAATAATAACTTCACTGAGTTATATACCACAACACAAAATTTATCCAATACATCAAATGTCACTGTTGTGTTTTCACAATCTGCATACAATTATGCCAACACAATACCAGTTATTAATCTAGGCAACATTTATTTTGATAATTCGGAAATACGAACAACAGTTGGTGGCATTAGTATCATTAATGTCAACGAACAGTCTTGGATTTTTGACGTAAGTGGAAATTTAATATTTCCTGACCAAACAGTTCAAACTGGCGCATCAATATCTATTACCGAATTAAAAACCTTGGTAGCAAATTCAACCAGTTTTTCAGATTTTCAAGTAAGAATTGCAGCATTATAATATAAACAAAAAATATGAACACCTTTGACAAGAATATGGAGCAGTTGTTTGATGTAACTCCTACAGAAATAGTGGAAACACCTAAACAAACTTTGTTGCCTGCAATAAAATCCACCAATGAACCTGATTTAAAAGGTGATTTGGTGGATGCTTATCAACAATCTAAAGATAACCTGCAAGAATTAATTGACCAAGGTAAAGATGCCATGGAAGAAATCTTGCAGGTTGCCAAAGCAGGTCAACATCCTCGTGCATTTGAAGTTTATGGAACTCTACTGAAGAACATGGTAGACGCCAATAAAGAACTTCTAAATATACAAAAGCAAATGCGCGATATGGATGGAAAGAAAAAGGACGGTGGAGACACCATCATCGATAAAGCCGTTTTTGTAGGTTCAACTAATGAATTGAGTAAATTACTAAAAAATGGCAATTGATAATAAAGATTCCTATCGTGACAATCCTCTACTAAAACGTGCAGGAGTACAATTAGAATATACACAAGAACAGGTTGATGAGTATATTAAGTGTGCCAAAGACCCCGTATATTTTGCAAAGAACTATATCAAAATTGTCAACGTTGATGAAGGTCTAATCAACTTTAAGATGTGGCCGTTTCAAGAAGAAATGTTGAATCTATTTAAAAACAATAGATTCGTAATCACAAAATGTCCTCGTCAGGTTGGTAAAACCACCACAACAGTTGCATACCTTCTTCATGCAACACTATTCCAAGAGTCACAAAACGTTGCCGTATTGGCCAACAAAGGTTCACTTGCACGAGATATTCTTGCAAAGTACCAGTTGGCATACGAAAACTTACCTATGTGGCTACAACAAGGTGTCATTACATGGAATAAAGGTAACGTAGAACTAGAAAATGGTTCAAAGATTATTGCGGCGTCAACCTCATCAAGTGCGATTCGAGGTGGTGCATTTAACATTGTATTCTTGGACGAATTCGCGTTCGTTCCAGCAAACATTGCACATGAATTCTTTAACTCTGTTTACCCTGTAATCTCATCAGGTAAAAAAACAAAGATTATTATTGTATCTACACCAAACGGTATGAATCTATACTACAAGTTATGGATGGATTCAATCAATAAGAAAAATAACTATGTGAATTTTGAGATTCACTGGTCGATGGTACCAGGAAGAACAGAGGAATGGAAAGAAGAAACAATCAGGAACACATCTGAACGACAATTCAGACAAGAGTTTGAAACAGAGTTCTTAGGTTCTTCAAATACTTTAATTTCAGGTCATAAGTTGCAACAAATGGTCTACATAGACCCAATTGCCACACATGACATGATGAAAATATATGAAAGACCAATCAAGGCAGATGGGGAAAGACATAAACGAGATCACCTATATGCAATGACAGTTGACGTTTCGGAAGGTAAAAACTTAGACTCGTCAGCATTTAGTGTATTTGATATTACAGAAACACCATATAGACAGGTTGCATCATATAGAAGTTCATCAATTTCACCTATACTGTTCCCCACTGTCATATATAATGCTGCAAAATGGTATAATGATGCCTACGTTTTAGTGGAAATAAATAACAATCCACAAGTGGCAGACATGATACACCAAGATTTAGAGTACGAAAACTTGTGGAAAATCTTTACAGGTAACAAAAAACCACAAGAACTGTCATCAGGATTTGGTCGTGGTGTACAGATGGGTCTTAAAATGTCAACACAAGTCAAGAGAATAGGTTGTTCAAACCTAAAAACTCTGATTGAAGGTGACAAACTTATAATTAATGATTTTGATACATACTCTGAGTTAACCACATTTGTGGCGAACAAGACTTCATTTGCTGCTGAAGAAGGCGCAAATGATGACTCAGTGATGACTTTGGTTGTATTTGCATGGATTACTACTCAGAAATATTTCAGAGAAATTGTAAACCATGATTTGAGAAAACAAATCCAACTGGAAAATATGAACCAGTTTGATGAAGAAAACTTGCCGGCACCAATAATCGATGATGGTTTAGAACATGATTTTGATGTATTTGATGGTGACGTATGGGAAAATGCAAATGGCGGTGAGATTTACGCATCATTCATTCGTGAATTGACGAGGTAATGTAAATCCAACGATTCATAAATATCTGTATGGTAAATTATCTACCACAGAACACATAATAATTCAAGGAGAATACAATGGCGTTTCAAATCTCTCCAGGCGTAAATGTATCCGAAGTCGATTTAACAACCGTAGTTCCTTCGGTTCTTACTACTGCCGGTGCTTTTGCTGGAACATTTCCATGGGGTCCTGCAAATCAATTAGTTTTGATTGACAGTGAAATCAATTTAGTAAAACAATTTGCACCTAAGGGTCCAGATTCAGATTCAGCAGTTTCATTTTTTACTGCTGCGAACTTCTTATCATACGGCAACAACTTACAATTGGTTCGTGCGGTTGGTAGCAATTCAAACAATGCAACTGTAACGGGCGAATCCATTCAAGTTTTGAATAAAGATGAATTCGAAGCAGCATACCTAAACATCGATAATGGCGACGTTTATGGTTCATTTATTGCAAGATGTCCTGGTGAATTAGGTAACTCACTTTCTGTTGCTGTTTGTGCAAACACGGCATTATTTTCAACATGGACATACAAAAATTACTTCTCTAGCGCACCAGACACTTCAGATTATGCCACATCACAAGGTGGTTCAAAAGATGAAATGCATATTGTTGTTATTGATAGAAAAGGTCTATTCACTGGTGTTGCCAATACTGTATTAGAAACTTACGCATTTGTATCTAAAGCAGGTGACGCTAAGATTGATGGAGCAACTAATTATTACAAACAAGTTGTATTCAATAATTCAAAATATGTATTTGCAATTGATCCTGTTGATTATCTAAATCAAGTTAGCACATGGGGATCACCGGCAGCTGGACAAACATTTACAAGTCCATCAACAAACCAATCAGTCAATCTATTGGCCGGTACAGATGATGCACCAGCTTTAGGTGACTTAGAACTTGCTTATGATATTTTTCAAAACAAAGAAGTTATTGATATTTCACTGGTACTAACAGGTGATGCTAATGTAACTCTGCAAAACTATATCATCAGTACAATTGGTAACCCAGATCCACTAACATATGCTCGTAGAGACTGTGTAATTTTTGTTTCACCTCCACAAGATGCTGTAGTGAACCAATTAGGTAGTGAAGTCAACAACATCCAAGAGTGGACAACAGCACTAACAAAATCGTCATATGCAGTTGCAGATTCAGGTTGGAAATATCAATTTGACAAATACAACAACGTATATCGTTGGATCCCATTGAATGGTGACATTGCTGGTCTATGTGTTAATACAGATACAGTAAGAGATCCATGGTTCTCACCAGCAGGTTTCAATCGTGGTGCAATCAAGAACTCAATTAAGTTGGCATGGAACCCTAGCAAATCACAAAGAGATGTTATATACGCACTAGGTGTTAATCCAGTGGTTGCTTTCCCAGGTCAAGGAACTGTTCTGTTTGGAGATAAAACACTACAAAGCAAACCTTCAGCATTTGATCGTATCAATGTTCGTAGATTGTTTATTGTTCTAGAAAAGTCAATTTCAACTGCATCTAAGTTCTCACTATTTGAATTAAATGATGAGTTTACAAGAGCACAGTTTGTTTCGTTGATTACTCCGTTCTTGAGAGATGTACAAGGTCGTCGTGGTATTACAGACTTTAAAGTGGTTTGCGATACTACAAATAACACACCACAGGTTATTGACTCCAACCAATTTGTTGGTGATATTTACATTAAACCAGCACGTTCAATTAACTTCATCCAATTGAATTTTGTTGCTGTTGCAACTGGCGTTGAATTCACAACAGTCGTTGGATCTGTTTAATAAATAAACGATAATAGGAGAAAACAATGGCATTCAACGTAGCAGAATTTAGAGCAAATATGATTGGGGACGGTGCTCGTCCCAATCTGTTTTCAGTCTCTTTAACCTTCCCAACTATTGCATCAAATGGAAGTGCTGCCAGTTCAAAAGTGACATTCATGGCTAAAGCAGCACAGTTACCAGGTTCTACACTTGGTACTGTGCCAGTATATTACTTTGGTCGTGAAATGAAATTTGCTGGTAACAGATCATTTGCAGATTGGACATTAACAATTATTAATGATGAAGATTTTACAATTCGTAACTCTATCGAATCGTGGATGAATTCAATCAATAGCAATACATCAAATGTAAGAAATACTTTAGCTAAAAATCCTTCACAATACTCTGTTGATGCTGAAGTTACTCAGTTCGGCAAGTCAGGTGAATCATTGAAAAAGTATAAGTTTGTTGGTATGTTCCCTATTGATCTGGCACCAATCGACCTAGATTGGGGATCAAATGATGTAATGGAAGAATTTACCGCAACATTTGCATATCAATATTGGGAAACAAATACAACCAATTAATGATTTTATAGGGGAGGACTTCGGTTCTCCCTTTTATGTTTTTTTGATTTCGGAATTATACACAAAATATGGCAAATACAAATAAATTTTCACTATTCGGTTTTACAATTGCTCGTAATAAAGAACAAGACGAGGATGCAGTACAACCATCATTTACACCACCTTCTTCGGACGATGGTGCGTTAACCATTACGTCTGCGGCTTACTATGGTACATATGTTGACTTAGATGGTACGGCAAAAAATGAAGTAGAATTGATTTCTCGTTATAGAGAAATGGCTATGCAACCAGAAATTGAGTCTGCAATTGATGATGTTGTGAATGAAGCAATTTGTCAAGATGATGATGGCAAGATTACACAGATCGTTTTGGATGATTTACAACAACCAGAAAAGATCAAAAAAGCAATCAAAACAGAATTTCAAAATGTGTTGCGTCTGTTGAATTATAAAAAGATGGCACAAGACATTTTCCGTAGATATTATATTGATGGTAGAATGTACTACCATATTATTATTGATAAAACCAATCCTACTGCGGGCATTAAAGAACTACGTTACATTGATCCACGCAAACTTCGTAAAGTTCGTGAGGTCAAAAAACAAAAAGATGAACGCACTGGTGCTGATATCATGAATGTAGTTAATGAATACTACATCTACAACGATAAGGTAGTATCAGGAACGTCGTCCAGTTATGGTCCAGTTGGAGTTCGAATAACTCCAGACTCTATCGTTTCAGTAGTCTCAGGACTCATGGATTCTCGTCGTGCAGTCGTATTATCATATCTACACAAAGCAATCAAACCTTTGAACCAACTTCGCATGATTGAAGATGCAACGGTTATCTACCGTATCTCTCGTGCTCCAGAACGTAGAATTTTCTACATTGACGTTGGTAACTTACCTAAATTAAAAGCAGAACAATATCTTCGTGATATTATGGTCAAGTACAAAAATAAACTTGTCTATGATGCAAACACTGGTGAGATTCGTGATGACCGTAAGTTCCTATCGATGATGGAAGATTTCTGGTTACCTCGTAGAGAAGGTGGTAAAGGTACAGAGATCACTACATTACCTGGTGGTCAGAATTTAGGTGAATTGGAAGATGTAAAATACTTCCAAAAGAAACTATATGGTTCATTGAATGTACCAGTTTCTCGTCTTGAACCGAACCAAGGTTTCTCTATTGGTCGTGTTGCGGAAGTTACTCGTGATGAGTTAAAGTTTGCAAAGTTTGTTGACCGTATGCGTAACAAATTTTCAGATGTATTCAACCAAGTTCTTCGTGTGCAATGTGTACTTAAAGGTATCTGTACTGATGAAGAATGGGACGAATTTAAAGAGAACATCTATTACGATTATATCAAAGACAACAACTTCTCAGAACTAAAAGAAGCTGAGTTGATGACAAATAGATTAGAGTTGTTAAGTGCAGTTGATCCATATACAGGTAGATATTTCTCTCAAAAATGGATTCAACAAAATGTATTGCGTTTAACTGATGATGATATTGAAGAAATGCAATCAGAAATTGATAAAGAGAAAGAAGAAGGTCTTGGATTGCCAGTTGGTGTGACAAATGATATTGCACAACAACAAATGGCATCAACAATCCAAACTGACGCTTCTCAACAACAAGCACAGAATCAATCAGATATTCAGTTGCAGGCCGCAAAAGATATGCCTCAACAAAAAGAAGAATCTGATACATTTACTAAACTGAAACGTATATTATAAATAACTAGATTTGGAGATTAATATGGACAATGCAAGAGCAATTATTGATTATGCATATAACGACAATGGTAAAGAAATGCGTGATGCTCTTTACTCTGCAATTCACGATAGAGTTGCGGCACATATCGATGCACAAAAAATTGAAATGGCACAAAGCCTAATCAAACAACCAGAACAAGCTGAAGTTGAAGATACTCCAGTTTAAATAGAAGGATAACAAATGAGTAACGTATATACTTCGCAGATACTAAAAGACACAACAGAACATGTTGTCATTAAATTAACAGGAATATTTGATGGCAGCGGACAAGAAAGTAATGCGGTTCGTATTCAAGCAAACACATTATATGGTGCGTTAGATGCAAACAATGTACCACTTGGATCAAGTCTAAGTGCCAGCAATACTGCGAAACCATTTTATGGTCTAACAGTACATCGCGTTTGGTATGATACATATAATGGCACCGGCGGAGATGTAGAACTGTATTGGAAAGCAGATACCCCAGTAACTTTAATGATGTTATCGGGTAATTCTGAATATGATGGTGCAGGCAATTGGGTAACAATTCCTAATGCAGCAAAAGGAACAGCAAACTGCACAGGTGATATTGGTATCACAACAAGAGGGTATGCAGCAAATACATCTTATACAATCGTTATGGAATTGCGTAAAGATAATGCATACTACCAACGTGGTCAATTTAATGATCCTGCTGCATTTAACTTCCCACCATACGGTGTTACACCTTAATTAAGGCAATAACATGAAATTCATTAAAGAAGTAAACGAGACAATCAACTATCTTGCCGAAGAAAAAGACGGCAAGAAAGTTTTGTATATCGAAGGACCATTTTTACAATCAGAAGTTGTTAACCGTAATGGTCGTAAGTACATGAAAGAGTCAATGGCTCGTGAAGTGGAAAGATATACATCAGAATATATTAATAAAAATCGTGCCTTTGGTGAACTGGGTCATCCAGACACCCCATCAATTAACCTAGATAGAGTATCACACTTAACAGTGGGACTACGACAAGAAGGCAATGATTGGATAGGCAAAGCAAAAATTCTTGACACTCCTATGGGTAATATCGTTAAGAGTCTAATCGAAGGTGGCGCACAAATTGGTGTGTCATCTAGAGGTATGGGTTCTCTTAAAAATGTAAATGGTATTAACATTGTGCAAGACGACTTTCATCTAGCCACAGCGGCCGATATTGTAGCAGACCCTTCAGCACCTAATGCATTTGTTCAGGGCATTATGGAGGGTAAAGAATGGATGATGGTTGAAGGTGTTTGGACTGAAGTTCAACATCAAGAAGCTAAGTCTTTAATTCGAAAAGCAACTCAAAAAGAAATCGAAGCTGTTAGCTTACGAATTTGGGAAAACTTCATCAAAAAACTTTAATTATAAATATCCAGTATAAAAAAATCAAGGAGATTTTCAATGGCAAAATTTAATCTGAGCGAAGCCGCTAAAGACATTCTAACCGGTAATGTTTCAGGCAAGCAAAGTGGTCAAGACAAAGCAGGAAAGTTACCAAGTTCGGTAGCGTATGGCACTAAAGATGCAGGAATGATTGGTCACGATCCAGTAAGAGATCACGATGAACTACCTGACTACACAAAGGGTACACCAACCGCAACACCTCCAGGTGCAACACCGCCTGTTGGATCAGAACCAATGAAGAAACTAAAAGGTCAACCGCAAGAGACCGAAGGTTCAGCACAAAAAACTGATATGCCAGAACCAACCGATTACGCATCAATTCGTGACCGCGTTAAGGCTAAACTAGCAAAACAAACAATGTCTGCAAATCCAGGTGCTGTTGCTCCTTACGTTCCAGAAGAAGTTGAAATGGAAGATGAAGATTTTGTTGCAGAAGAAAAAGAAGAAGGTCATGAGGACGAAGCAGAAGATAAGAAACTTATCAAGTCCATGATGAAAAAAGAAAAGATGAAAGAAAAAATGAAAGAAGATATCGACGCTCTATTGGGTGAAGATAACCTTTCAGAAGAATTCGTTGCTCGTGCATCAACCATTTTTGAAGCAGCAGTTGTAACTCGTACAGAAGCAATTCTGGAAGAAATCGAGAATGAACTAGTTGACCAATTTGAAATGGCGGTAGAAGAAATCAAAGAAGATTTGGCAAATAAAGTTGATGACTACCTAAATTACATGGTACAAGAATGGGTTACAGAGAACAAACTGGCAATCGACAAAGGTATTCGTTCAGAGATCGTTGAAGATTTCATTGAAGGTCTAAAAGGTCTGTTTGAAGATCACTATATCGATATTCCAGAAGATAGAGTTGATGTTGTTGAAGAACTAGTAACTAAAGTTGAAGAACTGGAAAACAGTCTAAACGAACAAATTAACACCGCTGTTCAACTGAAAAAAGAGTTGAATGAGCAAAAAAAGATTGAGGCTATCCACACAGCAAGTGAAGGCCTGTCGCAAACTCAAGTAGAAAAAATGAAAGCACTCGCAGAGAGTCTAGAATTTACTACTGAGGATGAATTTGCAGATAAAGTTGTATCTCTAAGAGAGTCATATTTCAAGAGTTCAGTTAAGACTGCCGATACATCTGCTTTGGATGAAGAAGTAATGATTGAAGAAGAAAAGAAGAAGGCACCTGCTGGATCTGAATCTGCTTTAATCGAACAATATGCAAGAACAATTTCTCAAACATTGGTAAAATAATAAATAGATTACCATAATAAGATACCTATAAGGAGAACTCATGTATCTAACCGAAGAACTACAAAAAAAATGGAGTCCAGTTCTGGAACACGCAGAACTAGCTTCAATTAAAGATCCATACAAAAAGGCAGTTACTGCGTTGGTTCTAGAAAACCAACAGCAATCGATGAACTCAGATCGTCAAGCGCTGAACGAAGCATCAGCAACAGCACCAACTAACGTTGCTGGTGGTGTTTCTAACTTCGATCCAATCTTGATCTCTCTAGTTCGCCGTGCGTTGCCTAACCTGATCGCTTATGATGTTGCTGGTGTTCAACCGATGACTGGACCTACTGGTCTGATCTTCGCAATGCGCGCTCGTTACTCTGCACAATCAGGTGCACCAACCAACACAAACGAAGCATTCTACAACGAAGCAAATACCATTTTCTCTGGTACTGGTTCTTCTGCTAACCCATACGGTTTCCAAGGTAACAATGCAACTGATATCGTTACCAATGCTGGTGCAAACTTAACTGCAAACAGCTACACAACCGGTATCGGCCTGCCTACAGCAACTGCTGAAGCATTAGGTGCAGATAGCAATCCAGCATTCCAACAAATGGCATTCAGCATTGAGAAAGTTACTGTAACTGCTCAATCTCGTGCGTTGAAGGCTGAATACTCACTAGAACTAGCACAAGACTTGAAAGCAATTCATGGTCTGGATGCTGAGACAGAACTAAGCAACATTCTGTCAACAGAAATTCTTGCTGAGATCAACCGTGAAGTTATTCGTACCATCTACACAACTGCTGTTGCAGGTGCTCAGTACGGTACAACTAACGCTGGTGTGTTTGACTTAGATACCGACTCAAACGGTCGTTGGTCTGTTGAACGTTTCAAAGGTCTGATTTTCCAAATCGAACGTGATGCTAACGTTATTGCTAAGCAAACTCGTCGTGGAAAAGGTAACGTAATGATCGTTTCGTCTGACGTTGCATCTGCAATGGCAATGGCTGGCGTTCTTTCTTACACACCTGCACTAAATGCTGATCTACAAGTTGATGACACTGGTAACACCTTCGCAGGTATGTTACACGGTCGTATTAAAGTGTATATCGATCCATATTTTGGTGGATACACAAGCAATCAAGAACTAGTTACCATCGGTTACAAAGGTACATCACCTTACGATGCTGGTCTGTTCTATTGCCCATACGTTCCTCTACAAATGGTTCGTGCAGTTGACCAGTTCACATTCCAACCTAAGATTGGTTTCAAAACACGTTACGGTATGGTTGCAAACCCATTCGCAAACGGTTTGGCATCAAGCAACGGTGCATTGAATGCTCGTAGCAACGTTTACTACCGCATCTTCGGTGTTAAAAACCTGATGTAAGTTTGTAGTAACATAAAATCACCTTTAAGAGTGATATTTGAAAGACCACCTTCGGGTGGTCTTTTTTTTGCTTCATAAATAGTAGTATAAGGAGATTCACATGACCGCTTTAAATAGAAACCCTAGAAATACAAACTTTCTGCAACCCACCAAATATCTATTGACATTTGACAGAATCAGTGACGTTCAATATCAATGTCAGGCAGTTAATTTACCAGGTGTATCATTAGGTGTGGTTACAAGAGAAACTCCATTCATCGATATGTACTCTCCAGGCACCAAGTTGACATACAATGGTTTAGACATTACATTTTATATTGATGAAGAACTTACCTCGTGGAAGAATTTACAAAACTGGTTTCTTTCTATTGCTAATCCGGATGGTTTTGAATCACGAGATCACAGTAGAGAATTAAGAACACAAGGATTAAAACATTTTTCTGATGCAACACTGACAATATTATCCAACTTAAATAATCCATTGGTTCGAATTAAGTTTGCAAATGTATTCCCAACCAATCTAGGCGATTTGAATTTTGATACACAATTATCAGCAGATACTATTATGTCTGCAACAGCATCTTTTAAATATGATTTTTACACAATAGAATCTGCATAACATTACTACTCTTTATTATTGGAATTAATTATGGAAAACCTTGAACAAGTATTGAAGAACTGGGAAACTGATGCACAAATGGATCAGACAGAACCTAGTAAAGAACTACTAAGAATACCATTGTTACACAGTAAGTATCTGAATATGCTTACCAAACACAAAATCGCATCTAAGAAGGCACACTTTGATTACCTTCGTATGCGTAAAATTAAATGGGAATACTTTACTGGTAAATTAAGTAAAGATGAACTTGAAGAATATGGTTGGGAACAATTCCAATTTGCACTTAAATCCGACATTAATACATACTTAGAAGCAGATGGTGATTTAATTAAGTTGTTGGAGAAAAAGGTTTACCATGAAGAAGTTGTATCGGTCATTGAATCTATCATGGCTGAATTGAAACAACGTACATGGCAATTGAGAGACTTTATATCATGGGAAAAATTCGTGAATGGCCAGTGATCTAGTAATATCAAAAAAAGACGAAGTATTTGCCAAGATAACTTGCGAAAAACATATTGCAAGAGAACTATCAGAATATTTTACATTCATGGTACCAGGACACCAGTTTGTTCCTGCGTTCAGAAATAAAATATGGGACGGCAAGATTCGTCTTTTCAATCTACAAACATATACAATCTACCTAGGACTACTTTCATACATACAAGAATTTTGTGTGGAGAGAGGTTATGTTTGTGAATATGATGAGACTCGTGTTGATATTGAAGATGAGTATTCTGTATATCACTTCAACAAATTCGTAGAGAGTCTCAACTTACACTCACAAAACAAACCAATAGGTGTCAGAGAACACCAACAAGACGCATTTATACATGCAATGCAAAGACGTAGAGCATTGTTATTGTCACCTACGGCGTCAGGTAAATCATTGATACTGTATTTGTTGTTCAGACAACTACTAGACTTTCAGGACTTAAAAGGTCTTATTATTGTTCCCACCACATCTTTGGTTGAACAGTTATACTCAGACTTCCAAGATTATTCTTCACACAATGGTTTTGATGTTGAATCAAATGTACATAGAATTTATCAAGGTAAGAGTAAAACCACAGACAAGAAACTAACCATATCCACATGGCAATCATTGTATGAACTGCCTAGTGATTACTTTGAACAGTTTGATTATGTTTTTGGTGATGAGGCACACTTATTTAAATCACAATCATTAACCAAGATCATGACCGCAGCAGTGAATACAAAGTATCGCATTGGTCTAACTGGTACATTAGATGGCACAAAAACGCACAAATTAGTATTAGAAGGTTTATTTGGTGCTGAAGAACGTGTAATTACCACAAAAGAACTTATTGATAGAAAACAACTATCGGCATTCAATATCAAATGTTTAATATTAAAGCATCCTGATGATGTATGTGAGGAGATGAAAGACTGCACCTATCAAGAAGAAATCGAGTATTTGATATCTAATGAACAGAGAAATAAATTCATCAAAAATCTTGCAATTAGTTTAGGTACTAATACACTTATTCTATACCAAATGGTTGAAAAACATGGCGAAATACTGTATAATGCTATCAAGAACTCCGAAAAAATAGGAGATCGAAAAGTCTTTTTTGTTCATGGTAAAGTAGATGCCACGGTTAGAGAAGATATACGAAAAATAATGGAGACAGAAAATGACGCTATTGTCGTGGCTAGTTTTGGTACCTTTTCTACTGGAACTAATATTAGGAACTTGCATAACATTATATTTGCGAGCCCTTCAAAGTCAAGAGTGCGAAATCTGCAATCGATTGGACGAGGCTTACGGCAGGCTGACGGAAAAGATATGGCGACTCTTTACGATATAGCAGATGATCTGAGACACAAGAAACATATGAACTTTACCTTAAAGCATTTTGTGGAACGAGTCAAGATTTATACAGAAGAAAAGTTTCCCTTTAAGTTGTACAATATAGGACTAAAAAAATGATTAAAATTGTAAGACTCAAAGATAATGGTTTTGATATCATATGTAATATGTTAGATCAAACGGCAGAATCAGTAACATTAGATCAACCTATGGAATTCGAAGTTCGTAATAAAGAACTTGCTATGAATTATTGGTTGCCTATTAATATGATTAAAGAGAATTCGGTATCTATCAAATTAGATAACATTCTATGTGTGATCGAACCTACCGCAGAATTTGTTGAGTTCTATGCAAATACTGTGGAACGTATCGGTGGTGTTTTATCTGGTGATGAAGATCAAGAACACTATGAAGATATAATGGATGCTATGGATGAACTAGATAGTAATAAAGGATTGGTTATTCATTAACATCATCAGGCAACACCGAGATGATACATCATGGCAAGCCGTTTGTCAACAACTTTTAATGGTACACTTGAAATGACAACTACGAAAAAAACAAAAAACTACATAAACAATGAAGATTTCCTGAAAGCTTTGGTGGATTACAAAGCACAAACTAAGGAAGCCAAAGAGAATAACCTTCCTAAACCCATCATTCCTAATTACATTGGGGAATGTTTCATGAAAATTGCTGAAGGTTTATCACATAAACCCAACTTCATTAACTATACCTACCGTGACGAAATGATGTCCGATGGTATCGAAAACTGCCTGATGTATTTTGAAAACTTTGATGAAACAAAATCGAAGAATCCATTTGCATACTTCACCCAAGTTATCTACTTTGCATTTCTCCGCAGAATACAAAAAGAAAAAAAACAACTGTACGTCAAATACAAAGCTACCGAACTGTTTGGTATACTTGATGAATTTGAAATGTTGGAATCAGAAGATGGATCATCCAAACAATTTGAACTATATGACAACATATCCGAATTCATAGAAACCTATGAGGATGCCAGAAAAGCAAAGAAAGCAGAAAAAGAAGCGGCAAAGAAGCCAAAAGGTATTGAAAAATTTATGGAGGAGTGATATAATGAAAGTCGGATTTGTTGCATCATGCTTTGATTTGTTCCATGCAGGACATATCATGATGCTTAAAGAAGCAAAACAGCATTGTGACTATTTGATTGCAGGTCTACAAACAGACCCCACCTTAGATCGACCAGAGAAGAACCGTCCAATTCAGTCAATAGTTGAACGTCATATACAGTTAGAAGCATGTAAGTACATTGACGAGATCGTGGTCTACGCCACAGAGAAAGATTTATTGGATGTATTGTTATCTTTTCCAATCGATGTTCGTATCATTGGTGAAGAATACAAACACAAGAGTTTCACAGGCAAAGAATTACCTATTGAGTTATGTTACAACAAACGCAGACACAGTTTCAGTACATCAGAATTGAGACAACGCGTAATTGATCGTGAAAAGGCAAAGAATGAAAGTAGCAACAATAACAGATCAACATTTCGGATCGCGGAATGATTCGGTAAACTTCTTGGATTTTTACGAGAAGTTCTACAAAGGTACTTTTTTCCCCACATTGGAAAAAGAAGGTATCAAAACTGTATTGATTCTTGGTGATACATTCGACCGTAGAAAATACATAAACTTCTATTCACTAAAAAGAACCAAAGAAATGTTCTTTGATAGACTACAGGAATTGGGTGTTGAAGTTTACATGCTTGCTGGCAATCATGATACCTATTTCAAGAATACCAATGATGTTAATTCCGTAGACTTGTTACTGAAAGAATATGATAACGTCACGGTTATTGATACACCACAAACATTGCATTTACAATTTGGTGATACAACTCACGATATTTGTATGATTCCATGGATATGTGTTGATAACTATGAACAATGCATGACTGAAATGAAAAATACATCTGCTACAATATGTATGGGTCATTTTGAAATCTCTGGTTTTGCAATGTATCGTGGTATGCCATCACATGAAGGCATCGACAGAAGCACCTTCAGAAAATTTGATATGACTTTTTCTGGTCATTATCACCACAAATCACAGGCAGATGACATATATTACCTAGGTAATCCATATGAAATGACCTGGCAGGATTACAATGATGACCGAGGTTTTCATTTGTTTGATTTGGATACCAAGGACTTAGAGTTCATCAAAAATCCCAATAAGATGTTTCATCGAATCGTCTATGATGACAAAGTGGAATCCATCAAAGAAATTAATGAAAAAGATTTCTCAGGATATACTGGTACATATGTTAAAGTGGTAGTAATTAACAAAACCAACCCATATTTGTTTGACAAATTCATGAATAGTCTGTATAATGTTAATCCAATAGACATTAGTATTGCTGAAGATATGTCTGATTTGTTGGATGGCACAGATGATGAATCTGTTGATGAAGCAGAAGATACGTTGACTTTATTGAATAAATTTGTTGATGGTATCACAGAAGAAAACTTGGATAACGATAAATTGAAAACTCTATTAAAAGAACTTTATGTCGAAGCATTGAACACTGAACAAGCATGATATTATTTCAATATGTTAAATGGAAAAACTTTTTATCGACTGGTGCTGCATATACAGAGATAAACTTTACCAAATCAACCAACACACTAATCATCGGACACAATGGTGCAGGTAAATCTACCATTCTTGATGCATTGTGTTTTGGCCTGTTTGGTAAACCGTTTCGTAAGATCAATAAACCACAACTGTTGAACTCAATCAATCAACGGGATTGCACAATTGAAATTGGTTTCAATATTGGTCAAAAAAAGTATAAGATTGTGCGTGGTATCAAACCTAATGTGTTTGAAATCTACTGCAATGATGTCTTGCTGAATCAAGATGCTGCTGCAAAAGACTATCAGGAAATATTAGAGAAGAATATTCTCAAATTAAATTATAAGTCCTTCACGCAGGTAGTTATTCTTGGTTCAGCATCCTTTGTTCCCTTCATGCAATTGTCTGCGGCCGACCGTAGAACAATCATTGAAGATTTGTTAGACATCCAAATTTTCTCCACTATGAACGGTGTGTTGAAAGATAAGATGTACAATCTGAAAGACAATATCTCTAAAGGCAGGTATGCCGTTGAGTTAATTGAAGAAAAGATTGAAATGCAGTTGGCAAACATCGAAGAACACAAGAAACATAATGATGATGAGATTGCCAGTAAAAAGCAAGAGATTGACACATCCAAAAAACAACTAAAAGACATACTGAAACAGGTGGAGTTAATCAATAAACACATTGATGTTTTAACTTCCAAGATCGGTGATAAAAAAGAAAAGTTGGAAAAGAAATCAAAATCCTTATTCACATTACAAGGTAAATTAGAAAGCAATATCAAGAAGAATGAAAAAGATATTGAGTTCTATGAACATAATGATTCTTGTCCTACATGTAAACAATCGATTGAATCTAATTTCAAACAACAACAAGTAGATGAACGTAAAGAAAAGGTTGTACTGCAACAATCAGGATTAACTGAACTATCTGATGAGTTAAAAAATGTTCAAGGTGAAATGAAAACCATTTCAGATATTGTAAAACATATCAATGAACACAGTAATGAAATTACCAAACATAATGCAACCATGTTGGCAATATCAAAGTATATTAAGAAGTTGCAGGCAGAGATTACTGCCTTGTCGGTAAAATACAATGATGCAGAAGATAGTAACCAAAAATTAAAAGACCTTCGTACAGATTTAATAATGCAAACAGAAGCATTACAAGAAGGTGCAGAAGAAAAACAGTATTTGGAGTATGCAGCAACATTGTTGAAAGACACCGGTATTAAAACCAAAATCATTAAGCAATATTTGCCGGTGATGAATAAGATGATTAATAAGTATTTGACTGCAATGGATTTCTTTGTTAACTTCAATATCAATGAAAATTTTGAAGAAACAATCAAGAGCAGACACCGTGATGAGTTTTCGTATGCAAACTTTTCTGAAGGTGAAAAAATGCGTATTGACCTGGCACTGTTGTTCACATGGAGACAGATTGCCAAGATGAAGAACTCGACCAATACAAACTTGTTGATCTTGGATGAAGTGTTTGATTCAAGTTTAGATACAGTAGGTACTGAAGAATTCTTAAAGTTGATACATGAAATGAGAACAGATACAAACGTGTTCGTTATTTCACATAAAGGTGACCAACTGTTTGATAAATTCAGAAGCGTAATTAGGTTCGAAAAGGTAAACAATTTTAGTAGGATTGCAAAATGAGTGAAATTTTAACAATTAATACAAACGACTCAACAGTGACATCAGTTAAGGTAAAAACTTTTGATTTGGTGCCAGAGAATCATCCGGTGTTACATCAAACATTACCTGAATTTGATTTTAAAAATCCACCTGTGGATCCTATCGAGTTTGCATCAACATTAGTTGAATCATGTAAACGACACAACGGTTTAGGACTATCTGCAAACCAATGTGGATTTAAATACCGAGTGTTTGTTATGGGTTCGAGTGATGAGTATGTGGCATTCTTTAATCCTAAGGTAACAAAAATGGAAGGCGAAGCACACATGGATGAAGGTTGCCTGTCATTCCCTCTGTTAAATCTTAGAGTTACTAGACCTAAAAGTATTGAAGTTGAATACCAGGACTTTACAGGACAAACAAAAACTACCAGATTTGAGGGACTATCCGCAAGAATCTTTCTGCATGAGCTTGACCATATGAACGGGATAGTATATACTAGTAGAGTGAAACCTTTAGCACTTCAATTCGGTTTGAAGAAACTAAGAAAACTGGCAATTAAGTTGCGTAAAGGACATAGACATTTAATTGCACCATCACAATAAAGAAGATTAATGGCAACTCCAATAGATCATGTAAACAAACAATGGGACGAATGGTCATCCAATAATCCCGTTGATAGTTTTGCACACATTGATACCGAAACACTTAAAAAGGTTCTTATTGAGGACTTAACTTATGCTTCTGGTATGGATGTGCGTGAATATACTTTGTACCAAAAATGGTGTGAAGTTAAAGAGCGTTATCCAACACATGAAATGAGTACATTGTTTGGTGATGAAGTGCAGATGGTTAATCCGGAACAGAAAAAACTAGTAGATATGGTTCGTTCCAATTTCTGGATGCCAGAAAGTCCAGATGATTACGCCAATTTGAAACCTACCATGTCATTGTACAATGGTGACCTTGCTGAAACTTGGAATGCCATTCGTACATTTTCTTCTACAATGAAGAATAATTCAAATATTGGTCGTAATCTATTCTATACCGTGACAGATGAAGTCACTGGTAAGTACCTTGGTGTCATTTGTATATCGTCCGACTTCTTGGATCTCACTCCAAGAGACAAAGCGATTGGTTGGTCGAGAGATGTTAAGACTCAACAACATATGATTAACCACACAGCAATCGGTTCGACCATCGTACCTTTACAACCTCTTGGTTATAACTACATGGGTGGTAAATTGCTGGCACTGATGTGTCTTTCTGACACGGTGCAAAAAGACTGGAAAGAAAAATACAAGGACGTTCTTGTTGGTGTTACCACTACATCATTATATGGCAACACCAAAACAAATGGTTTGTCACAGTATGATGGACTAGAACATTGGAACAAGATGGGTTTTTCTTCTGGTTCAGTTGCTTTTGAACCTAGTCGGGCAACTAAAAAAATGGTCTTTGATTGGATTAAAGAAAATTATCCAAGAAAGTATTTCGAATGGTGGGAAGCAAAAAACACTCAAGGTTTGCCACTCAAACGAGATCATAAGAACCGTTCACTCAACTTTGCTTATTCAAAACTTGGTATTCCCAAGGAACTGATTCGCACTGAGCATCAACGAGGAATCTATTTCTCTCCTCTTTATAATAACACCAATGAGTATCTTCGCAAGGAGATTGGTGATGCAGACCTGGTAAAGTCCTTTGATACCAGTTCAGAGGCGCTTGCCAATATTTGGAAAACCAAGTATGCTAAGGGTCGTATATCAATGTTGAAGAAAAAGAATACCGTTTCCTACGAGGCGTTATTCTATGATGACCTGATATACTTGTCCTGGGAAGATACCAAGACAAAATATTTACCTCAGATTGGTAGATAATTCAAGTGTACCACAAATATGCTTGACAAGTACACTACATATTGATATAATGTGTACTCTTGCATAACGCAAGGAAATTAAATGACAACTTTATTATTATAGGAAATACTATGACTACAGCACAAAAAACCTCCGCAAAAACCAAAATTCTGAACTTCCTGAACAAGACTGAGGGTTACAATACTCTGACTGTTGCTCAGGCACAAGCACGTTTTGGTATTCAAAATGTCTCAGCACGTATTGATGAATTGCGTCAAGAAGGTCATGTGATCTATACCAACACCAAAACTCGTGGTGATGGTTCAAAAGTAAAATCTTACCGTATGGGCAAACCAACCAAAGCTATGGTTCGTGCTGCCCTGCAAACTGGTTACAGTCTGACTGCTTAATTAGTTTTATGCTAGGGAGATACCACCGTAATGGTGGTTCTCCCTTTTTTTGTTTCTGGAGAAAAAATGGAAATTTCAATTAAAAAAGAAGAACTACAAAAGAAAAGCATTTTTGTAGCAACTCCAATGTATGGTGGTTTGAATCACGGTCTTTATGCCAAAGCTTGTTTGGACCTACAAGCAATCTGTATGCAATATGGCATCGCAGTTAAATTCTCATTCTTGTTTAATGAATCACTTATTACTCGTGCTCGTAACTATTTGGTAGATGAATTCATTCATCGTTCTGATTGCACACATATGTTGTTCTTGGATGCAGACGTACACTTTAATCCACAAGATGTGATTGCATTGCTCGCACTCGATAAAGATGTTATCGGTGGACCTTATCCTAAAAAAGCAATCAAATGGAAATCTGTATTGAAAGCGATTCAAAAGAATCCTAATATTGATATTAGTGTTCTGGAGAAATTGACTGGTGATTACGTTTTTAATCCAGTACAAGGCACACAACAATTCTCAGTTACTGAACCACTAGAAGTTCTTGAGATTGGTACCGGTTTCATGATGGTTAAACGTGAAGTCTTTGAAAAGATGACTGAATCATATCCAACCATTCGTTACAAACCGGATCATGTTGGCCAAGCAAACTTTGATGGTTCACGTTACATTCATGCGTTTTTTGACACTGTTATTGATACTAAAGACAGTATTACAGGTGGTGGTTCAGATCGTTACCTGTCAGAAGATTATATGTTCTGTCAAATGTGGCGCAAGATCGGTGGACAAATTTATCTTTGCCCATGGATGAGAGCAGATCACATTGGTACCTATCACTTCCGTGGTGATATGCCGGCAGTAGCAAACTTCGTCGGAGAGATGTGATGACAAAAGGCCGTAAATTCGATGGTGGTAAACTTGAATACGGCCTTTTGCCTCCCTATGCACTGGAAGAAACAGTAAAAGTTCTTACTTTCGGCGCACAAAAATATGAACGTGATAATTGGCAAAAAGTACCTGATTCCAAACGCAGGTACTTTGATGCTATGGAACGTCATGTTTGGGCATGGAAAAAAGGTGAACAACTGGATCCTGAATCAGGTATCCACCATTTGGCACACGCAATGTGCTGCTTGATGTTTTTGTATGAACATGATACAATATACTCTGTTGAACAAATTGATAATGAGGAAACAAATGAAAAAGACAGTGACACTGAATGATATTCAGGATCGTATTAAAAAAACTACTTACACTTTAATGCCGGGTACAACTACCACAATGTGTCAACTAGAAATGGTTAATGGATATTCGGTGTGGGGTATGAGTGCATGTGTAGATCCTTCCGCGTATAATCAAGGTTTGGGTGAAAAATATTCTTATGAAGATGCTATCAATAAACTTTGGCCACTAGAAGGCTATCTGTTATCTGAACGTCTTTATCAAGCAAGTTTGTAATGAAATACAAGGAAAAAAATGAAACTATCAAATGAAACACTAACAATTCTGAAGAACTTTGCCAGCATCAATTCAGGCATCGAATTCAAACAAGGCAATAAGATTGCCACGATTTCTGCAACCAAAACTGTTCTTGCTAAAGCAGGACTAAAAGATCAATTCCCAGAAGATTTCTGTGTATATGATTTGAACCAGTTTTTGTCTGTACATTCACTATACAAAGAAACTGAACTGGAATTTGATACCAGTAATGTCATCTTCAAAAGTGGACGTAGCAAGATCAAATATCGCAAGACTAGTAAGAACATGATTGTTACGCCACCAGAAAAAGATTTGAATCTTCCTTCCGTGGATGTATCGTTCACATTGAAAGATGAGGACTTGAATACTCTGTTGAAAACAGCAAGCGTTCTACAATCGCCTTGTGTTGCCTTTGAATCTGATGGCGACAAAATCTATGTGACATCTTTTGATCCTAAAGATAATTCATCACATACAAACTCCACAGAAGTGTCAGATGGTAATGGTAAAACATTCAAGGCAATCTTCCTGACAGAAAATCTGAAGATGATTGCAGGTTCGTATGAAGTTGAAGTATCATCAAAAGGTCTTGCATCATTCAAGAACACTAAAGAAGATATTCAATATTGGATCGCAATCGAATCCAAAGACTCAGACCTAACTTTTAAAGGATAATTAAGTATGTTGACTTTCACAGATGCAGTAACCGATCAATCAGTATCTATTAATCCAACATATGTTGTTGCGGTCTTTGTTGTGCCAGATGGAGACCTTGCAGGCAAGACAATGATTAACTTGACCAATGGTGCATTGGCAGTTAATGAAAATGAACTGGATGTATTAGGTTTAATTAAAAATACATTGTCTGCCGGTGGTGGATGTGGTCGTTGCGGTTAATAGGGAATAATTATGGCAACAATTCAAACACTATTCGGAACATTTAATGATGACCAATTGACGGCACTGAAAGGTGCAATCAATGAGATGGAAACTGTGATGCATAAAATGGATTCACAGAAACAAGAAATGAAAGATATTCTTGATGCAACTTTTGACAGTCTGAAAGTGCCTAAGAAAATTCTTCGTAAGATGGCTCGTGTACAATACAAGCAATCCTTCCAAGAGGAAATTGCGGAATCGAAAGAATTTGAAGCATTATTTGAAGGCATGACGGAAGCAAAATGACGATAGAATCCCGTAGAAAGTTTATTCGAGGTGCGGGACTTCTTGGTGTATTAGCAACAGGTGTTATGGCAGCAAAAACTGCTTCATCAACACCTGTTGTGATTAACAACAACACACACATACACAATAAAACACCAGAGGTCGATCCAAAGATTCTTAAACTAATTGAAGAATCTAATCCAGCAGTCCTTCAGTTACAAACAACATATGGTGAATTGACACCATTAACCGATACAGAACACGAAAATGTTTATATTGCGAATAGTCTTTATGGTTATTCAAAATATATTCCTGGAACAGAGAAACATGTATTTGTAAAACTTATAGCAGGTCCTGACGGTGAGTTATATTTGGGTGTGGATGGTCAATGGAAAAAAGTGTTGACTACAATTTAATTATTATTTTATATTATGGAGTTTTGAATGTCAGATCATGTATTGTGGGTAGAAAAGTATCGTCCTAAAACTGTTGAAGAATGTATCTTGCCTGATAATATCAAAGATACATTTCTTGAATATGTTAATCGTAAAGAAATCCCTAATCTTCTACTGTCTGGCACAGCAGGTGTTGGTAAAACAACAATCGCAAAAGCACTTTGTAATGAAGTGGGTTGTGATTATATCGTCATCAACGGTTCAGATGAATCTGGTATCGATGTTTTGCGGAACAAAATTAAGAACTATGCTTCTTCAATGTCCTTGGCCGGTGGTCGTAAAGTCGTTATTATCGATGAAGCAGACTATCTAAATCCAAATTCAACTCAACCTGCGCTGCGTGGTGCAATCGAGGAGTTTGCGGATAATTGTTCTTTCATCTTTACATGTAACTATAAGAATCGGATTATCGATCCTATTCATTCTCGTTGCACTGTTATTGATTTTAAGATCAATGGTAACAAAGCAAAACTTGCAACCCAATTCATGAAACGTGTGGAGTGGATTCTTGGTGAAGAAAATATCACATTCGAAAAAGATGTGGTTGCTGCGGTTATCATGAAACACTTTCCAGACAATCGACGTATTCTGAATGAACTTCAGCGATATGGTGTTTCTGGTTCAATCGACAAAGGCATTCTATCGTCTGTATCTGATGTGCAATTAGGTGAACTGACCAAGGCACTGAAAGATAAAGACTTTGCAAATTGTCGTAAATGGGTTACCAATAACTTAGACAATGATCCATCACGCATCTTCCGTAAGATTTATGATGTGTTGTATGAACTGTTGAAACCACAATCTGTTCCACAATTGGTCTTGGTTCTTTCAAAGTATCAATACCAAGCAGCATTCGTGGCAGATCATGAAATCAATCTGATTGCTTGTTTAACTGAAATCATGGTGGATTGTGAGTTCAAATAATGCCGGATCTTTTCAAAGAAATCATTCCGTCAATTCTTCAGACCAAGAAATCGGTCATTAATGATGATATTGACGTAAAAGATTATGTACCTTTTGTAGTTAACCGAGCCATGTCCTATCATATGGACTGTGTTCTTTATGTCAACGAACTCAATCTGCGATCAAGTATTGACAAGGATATGCAATACCAATACCTTCTAAATACAATCAGACCAATGAAACGGAAATTTCAACCGTGGCAAAAGTCAGACGTAGATAAGAATATTGATTGTGTGAAAACCTATTTTGGTTATTCAAACAACAAAGCCAAAGAGGCTCTTAGAATTCTTACTGATGAGCAAATCGCTGAAATAAAAAGAATAACAGAAAAAGGCGGAGTGAACAAGTAATGATAGAAATTAAAGACTTAGTTGAGGTGACACTAACAGAAAAAGATGACTTCCTGAAAGTACGAGAAACATTGACCCGCATTGGTGTTGCATCTAAAAAAGATAAAACATTATTCCAGTCGTGTCATATTCTACACAAACGTGGCCAATATTATGTGGTGCATTTTAAAGAACTATTTGCACTAGATGGTAAACCTGCCGACATTACAGAGAATGATCTTGCTCGTAGAAATGCAATTGTTAATTTGTTGGAAGATTGGGGTCTAATTACTATTGTCAGAAAGTCACAGACAGAAGTGCCAGAACCAATTTTTCTATCACAAATTAAGATTCTTTCACATAAAGAAAAGCATGAATGGGAATTAGTACCGAAATATAATATCGGTAAAAAAACCATAAACATAAATAGTTAATATTAATCAATAAAAAGGAAATATAATGGATTTCAGACAAACCATCATCAATACTCTATTAGGTGAACAAACTCAATTGCAAGAGGATCGTAAAACACATACTTATGGTTTAAAACTTGCTAGCAAAAAAAGCACAGTCGATCCAGAAGATGATGATGAGTACGGTCAAGTACATAGAACACACACAAAATATGATATCATACACAGACCAACTGGTAAAAAAGTTGGTGAAGGTGACCATCATTGGAATAGCGTTACTGGTTCACATGACAGTTGGACAGCAAAGGTTCATGGAAAAACAGTAGAAATTCCAAAAAATTCTGATGTTGGTGGAACCAAAGGTCACCAATTGTCGTTGAATAAAACACTCAATAACAAAAAATGGGTCGCGGCCGCTGCCGAGAAATTATCAAAAGATTGATAATTGTTATAAATAAAAGTATCTCATCGGGATGGGAACGTTTATAAAGATTCATCTTAGGACCGCTAAGTCACGAATCGTATAAAGCTGGCACAACGATATGGTGTCCCCGTAACAGTAAGCGGGATTTAACTGATATGCCTTCGGGGTATCTGCAATTTAATAAACTCGCTTAATTTAAGGAGAAACAACTATGTCTAAGACATTTAAGCCACTGCTATTTTCTATGGATTCATTCAAGTCACTAGATCCATTCACAATCGGATTCGACAAACTAGTGGATGAATTTCAAGATACAATGAAAACTGTATCAAAGAACATTCCAACATACCCACCATACAATATCAAACAAGTTACTGATAACAAATACGTTATCGAGATGGCTGTTGCAGGTTTCGCAAAGACTGATATTGAAATTACACTGGATGGTAAAAATCTGGTCGTAGAAGGTGTATCAAAAGAATCAGAAGATGCAGCTGCATATATCTTTAAAGGTATTGCAAATAGAAACTTCAAACACTTGTTCAAATTAACCGACAAAATTGAAATCAAAGATGCTGAAATGGCAAATGGTATGTTAAAGATTTGGTTGGAGAACATTGTCAAAGCACAAGATGCTGTTAAGAAAATCTCAATAGGTGAACCAAAATGAACTGGTGGCCTGTAAGTGATGAAGAATGGGAAGAATTAAACTTCCCAAAACCTAAACAGTAATCCTAAGGGGGCTTGACAAGTCCCCTTTTTTAGTTTATAATGGTCACATCATGAAAACTATCACTAAAGAAATTATCAAAAAACTCCGTGTGGTTACCACACAAGAAATCTTCTATTCATATTCTCATTGGCCAACCAAGGAGATTGATGGTATTGAATTCTTGTCTGTGGTTAAACGCGATCCTTCAGGACACGATACTCAATCTGTTCATTGGATGCGTAAAGACTCATTGGAAGTTGTCAAGTAAAGAATTGGGCTTGTAGCTTAATGGTTAAAGCAGCGAACTCATAATTCGTTGAGTGTCGGTTCAATCCCGTCCAAGCCCACCATTATATTATATTATGAAAACAAAATACATTCAATCGTTCATGGGAGCAGCAGAGCACTTTGCTGACTTGTCCACAGCCAGACGTTTACATGTTGGTGCAATCATTGTTAAAGACGATAGGATTATTTCTATTGGATACAATGGTACACCAAGTGGGTGGGACAATAATTGTGAAGATTATGATTATATGTCAGTTGATGCTGGCGGATGGATTGATACACCCACTATTGAAAAGCAATGGCCATACACCGACCGTTTTGGACGCCGTTATGCGTTGAAAACAAAGCCAGAGGTACTACACGCAGAAACTAATGCAATCGCCAAACTGGCACGTTCCACAGAGTCTGGAGACGGCGCCACACTGTTTGTTACACATGCACCGTGTTTAGATTGTGCTAAATTGGTATATCAGAGTGGTATTTCCACTGTTTATTATCGAAATGACTATAAACTGGATACTGGAATTAATTTTCTCCGCCAAGCTGGTGTCAAAATAGAAAAGGTATAGGTCATAAATATGTAGAGATACGCAACCCATCTGGAGGTTTCATGCAAATTTCAATTCGCAATTGTCCGGATAAGGCCTTCAAAGAGTATGTATTAGATGCAGCAGAATTTTATGCAAAAGAATTGTTACCAAGTAACAGAGTAAGAAATAATTGTGCATTAAAGATTAGATTTTCAAATAAGATCGATGAATTTGGTTATGCAAGTGTATTGAAATGTAACAAATCAAACCAACCTCGTAGTTTTCTTATAGAAATACATCCAGGTATTGGTGCAAGACGAATCTTAGAAACACTAGCACATGAAATGGTTCACGTTAAACAATATGTTAATGGTGAATTAAATGATAGATTATCTGCATGGTGTGGTGTGAAGGTAGATTCGACAAAGGTTGATTATTGGTCACACCCATGGGAGATTGATGCGTTTGGTAGAGAGACAGGTTTACTTTATAAATATGCAACATCAAGATGTTTATGGGAGATATTTGATGATTTTAGAAATCCAGAATTACCAATTGTGTCCACTCCGATAAGGTGGTTGAGTGTATAAATGAGTCATATAACACACGGCGAACACACCTACGGAACAAATTACATATCAATATATCAGTGGGGTGAAGGTTCTAAATTAAACATTGGGAAATATTGTTCTATTGCAGAGAATTGCAAGGTGTTTCTTGGTGGTAATCATAGAGTAGATTGGATATCAACCTTCCCTTTTGATAAACAAACAGGTTCTAACGGTGATGTAAATATTGGCAATGATGTTTGGATAGGACATGGTGTTACAATCATGTCAGGTATCAACATTGGCGACGGTGCTGTTATTGCAGCAAATTCACATGTAGTCAAAAACGTAGAACCTTATGCAATTGTTGGTGGTAATCCCGCAGAGTTAATCAAATATCGTTTTGATGATACCATAACAGATTGTTTATTAAAATTGAAATGGTGGGATTTACCAGAAGATGCAAAAAATGAAATTAAAAAAGAACTAAGTGCTGTGCCAGACCATAGTAAATTGATACGTTGGATAGAAAAATACAAAAAAAGTTAAATATTTGTTGTTTTTTTGCGAAAAACACGCTTGCCAACAATAAAAGTTTACTATATACTCCTAACAAGTTAAAAAATTAAGAAAGAACAAATGTTTTCCATACATAAACCCTTCGCAAGTCAACCAGAGTATCGCAATATTACATGCGATAATGGCTCATGGTCGGCGTTTGGAGTTTGTGTATAGATTAAAAGTTGTTCTTAAAACTTACACAAACCCAGACGACCAAAAGTTCTCTGGGTTTTTTGTTTTATGTGTTGCGTAAAAACAACAGTGTGGTTGACAAATAGAACCGGTTGTTATATAATACGTTCTGTTGTGTTGATTTAGTAAGAAATTTAGATCAGTTGGGGATTAGTTAAATGGTATAACTACGGATTTTGATTCCGTCGTTACAAGTTCGATTCTTGTATCCCCTGCCATAATTAAGTGTTATAAGGTATCGTGTATTGACGAATACACTATTCGGGTCCAACCGGCCGGGAACGGATCCTGACATAACTGCATCGGCTTTGGATGGGAAGCACCCAACTCTTAAATTGGCAGATAGCACTTAATTATGGTAACAAATGGAAGTGTGGCAGAGCCTGGTTTATTGCACCTGACTTGAAATCAGACGTATCGAAAGGTACCGTGGGTTCGAATCCTACCACTTCCGCCAGTATTAAAAATACTAAATAACAGATGACTCAACTGTTACTTAGGAAAATAAAATGAATGTTAATCAAAAAGGTGTTAAAGGACTTATCAAAGTTATTGATGATTTACAAGATAGTGGTTATTATACGTTTACTGCGTTTGATGACCATTCACCAATAGATTTAATTGCTGTAGACAAACTTGGTAATTCTTATAGACTTCAAGTGAAGTATAGAGAAAAAGATCCAAGAAAAATTAGTGAAAAATATTCAATCAACGCTTTTAGTGTTGTATCGGGCAAAAAAGTTCCAATAGATAGAAATATGATCGATGGTTGGGCAGTTTATTTGGCCAACGTCAATCGGGTTGTTTACATTAATAAAACTCTATTAAATGATAAAGTTTGTTTAGTTATTGACCCAAATAAGAATTATGGAGAATTGGATGAGTGGTTTAAATCGGCACCCTGCTAAGGTGTTGTGTTAGGAAACTAGCGCCGTGGGTTCAAATCCCACATTCTCCGCCAGATATACTCCTGTAGTGTAACGGTAGCACGACGAGATTTATATCCTCGATTCGCTAGATGGGCGGTTAGAAAGGGTTCGAATCCCTTCGGGAGTACCAATTTTAGAAAGTTATTATGTTTAAAGTGTATTGGACAGTAATAGGACAAACCTATGGTCAAGAATTTGAAGATATGACACAAGCACTTAATCAATGTCAAAGTTTAAGAAACAGTGGTGCAAGGTTTGTTACAATGTGTAGTGAGAATCCGGATAATGTCACAAAGATGGGCGTTGCAGAAACCGGTTCTGACTATAATTGGAAAAAACGTAGAGTTTAATGTGGGTGTGTCGCTGAATGGTTAGGCAAAGGATTGCAAATCCTCATTATGCAGGTTCGAGTCCTGTCACCCACTCCAAACGATGTTGTGTAAAAACAACACACTGGTTGACAAATAGAATTAGATGTTATATAATACGTTCTGTTGTGTTGATTCAGTAAGAAACAAGTTGTTGCAGGAAAACAACAGTGTGGAAATAGAAGTTGCCAAAACGAGTGACTTCTGATATAATGTTGTTTCAGTAGTTGATGTTCATTAAAAATTTAAGTTTTATCAGTGTACCGTTAGACTTCTGGTGAGGTCACCACCCTTTCAAGGTGGCTAGATGGGATCGTAACCCATACGGTATACCATATTAAAACATATTGCATGACCGCCTCAGTGAAGGGATTCTAGAAGCCCGGTAGCGATCAATGCTTAAACATGCAGATGGGTTCGCATGGTGCAGTGTGTTTTAATATGGTAATTCAATGGGGATGCGGCTAAGTTGGAGAGTGGCGGCTGACTGTAAATCAGTTCTTTCGGGTGAGTAGGTTCGATTCCTTCCATCCCCACCAAGTTTTAATTTTTTTATAAAGGAAATTGTATGAAGCGAAAATCAAGTAAAACACGAAAACCCTCGGGGGTATAATTCAATGGTTAGAATATCCGGCTTTTAACCGGTCAATCAGAGTTCGAGTCTCTGTGCTCCCACCAATATTAAAACATATTACTGACAATAGCGCAACGATAAGATGCCATGAGCACCTACAATAGAAGCACGATAAGATAGTATGTTTCAATATTGGAAAATTATAAACAAGATTGGTGATAATATGATATTAGTTACTGGCGGCGCAGGATTTATCGGGTTAAACTTTGTAAAACATCTTTTAAAACTTAATGAAGATGTGGTTGTGGTTGACAACCTTACATATGCTAGTAATCCTAATGTTTTAATGTCGTTAAAAGTAAAACATGAATGTGTTGACATTGTAGATAATGTTGCATTAACATCGACACTAGATAATTATTCTTTCACTAAAATTTATCATTTTGCTGCTGAAAGTCATGTGGACAATTCAATTAATGATGTGATGCCCTTTGTAAATTCTAATATAATCGGCACAATTAATTTATTGAATTATTTTAAAAATAAAGATGTAAAATTTATTCAGGTATCTACTGATGAGGTTTTTGGTGAAGTACCATACCCCGGCAAGTTTAATGAATATTCTAATATTGTTCCTCGTAATCCATATTCAGCAAGTAAAGCGAGTGCTGAACATTTTGTTAATGCATATAAGAATTCATATAAAATGAACACCGTTATTGTTAATAGTAGCAATAATTATGGACCGTATCAACATATTGAAAAGATGATTCCAAAAACAATCACAAACATTATACAGAACAAAAATATTCCCGTATATGGCCAAGGCTTACAGATTCGTGATTGGATTTATGTAGAGGATACATGTGAAGCTATCTATAAAATTTCTATGTTGGACAATAATATAGATAGATATTGTATTGGTGCTGATTATGAAATTAAAAATATCGATTTGGTTAAACGAATTGTATTAATGATGGACGCAAGCACCGATTTGATTAGTTATGTAAATGATAGACCTGGCCACGATATGCGTTACAGTACAGAAATTATTCAATTGCTACGCGATACGGACTGGCGGGTTACTCACTCATTAGATGTGGGACTTCAAAAAACAATCGAATGGTATAAAAATGAAAATAGGATTTAATTGTTCAAGTTTTGATTTGTTTCATGCAGGTCATGTAACAATGTTAAAGATGGAAAAAGAATTATGTGATTATCTAATTGTGGCACTACAAGTTGATCCGACTGTCGATAGACCAGGCATTAAAAACAAACCTACACAATCAATTTATGAACGATATGTACAATTACAATCGTGTAAGTATGTGGATGAAATATTGGTATATTCGACCGAATATGATTTACTTCAATTATTGATGACACAAAAAATTAATATTCGTTTTTTAAGTGATGAATATCTAAACCGTGATTTTACTGGTAAACAATATTGTGTCCAGAATGGGATTGAATTGCACTATCATAGACGTGAACACGGATATAGTTCCACAGAGTTGCGTAATCGAGTATATATACTCGAAAAGCAAAAACATGAACTGCAAGAACATGATATTGATTTACCACAACATTCAACGGAATTAGTTGCAAAAAGTTTACCTATCATGTATGTTAAAACTGCAATATAATCATCAGTTAATAATTATAAATGAAATTGGGTCTCAAAGTGTTCATGGACGCACATATGCCTGTCACGCATATAGAAGGGGATCGTTACCCCTTGAGACCGCCAGAGCAAAAGATGTCTGTGTGGTGTCTTTCGGGAATCACTAAGGTATCCAACGGTTGTAAGTGACGATGGGTGATATCGGAACTTTCAAGAATAAGTTGCAACTAATCTCGGTGCTCCCGTTCTCCCGAGTTAAAATGACTGACTGTAAGTTCTCCCTCTACGAGATAAAACTTTCAGTAATAACGGGGCCAGAATTTAAAGTTTTATTGCGGGATAGAGGAGTCCGGTCGTCCTCGCTAGTCTCATAAGCTAGAAATCGTGTGGTTCGAATCCCACTCCCGCAACCAAGTTTCAAATAGTTAATATATATAAATAGATTAACAAAAGGAGTTAATCAAATGAATATATGTCAATGGCATCTTTGTAACAGTGAAACAAAAACAAAATTTTGCAGTACAAAATGCAAAAATAAATTTCATGTTGTAAAGAGAAGAAAAGTATTAAAGGAACAGGCTCTAACCTATATGGGTGGAAAATGTAGTATATGTGACTATGATAAATGTACATCCGCATTAGAGTTTCATCACATAGACGAGAAAGAAAAAGATTTTGGAATCTCACAAGATGGTAATACTAGAACGTGGGAAGAAATAAAAAAAGAATTAGATAAGTGTGTTTTACTCTGTGCAAACTGCCATAGAGAAGTTCATGCTAAATTGAATAGTTTTATTCCTCAGTAGCTCAGCGGTAGAGCGACGCACTGTTAATGCGTTGGTCATTGGTTCGATCCCAGTCTGAGGAGCCAAGTTTTGTAGTTTGTGTTAGATGTTGGGAAAGCAAAGCCTCGAAAACTTTGTGAAAGGGATAATCAGCGCGAATCTGGCTAAACTAGTAATCTCTGTTACTGACTATTACTGATGTGTCCATACTGGCCTACATAGTCGAAAGATTATGTGTGAGTACACCGCACCGTGCCGGACGGCTGACGGGTGAACGATGAAGATAATAAGGACTTCATGCGAACTACAAATTCAATATCCCCCTTGCATACGGGGTACAATGTGATAAATTGTGTGCAGTCATACAGACCCCGACTTCGTATCCTCGGTCGATAAACGAGGATACATATTAAAGCACATACTCGTCAATCTGGAACCGCGATGCCGAAAAGATTGGTGACAATGTGTGCTTTAATATAATTTGGGCTGTTAGTGCTAACGGGAACACATCTGGTTTGCAACCAGAAATTGAGAGTTCGATTCTCTCACGGTCCACCAAGTTTTATGCCCCCTTAGCTCATCTGGTAGAGCACATGATTTGTAATCCTGAGGTGGTCTGTTCGAGTCAGACAGGGGGCACCAGTATCCCGATTTACACTTTTGCGTGATTAAAAGTGCGTCATTGCTAATACGATAGATGGCTCAGTTCTTATGATATTACTGCGAAGTCCCGCTACATGGGAGCCTTGAAAAATCATAGGTGTATTCAGATACCGCCAAAATAACAATATCTGACGGACAGGGTAACTACTCAGTCTGGGGCTTATGGGAATAAGTAGCCAGACACTTTATTAAAACATATTGTGGAGAGCACTGTATAGACTAGGAAGGTTTGACCCGACCTAATATATCACTCGGTATCCTGCGGCCGCAACAGTATGTTTTAATAAAGTGCGGGATTAGTTTAGGGGCAAAACTAGAGATTTCCAATCTTTCGTCATCGGTTCGATTCCGATATCCCGCTCCAAGTTTATGCGGCAAGGTATTAACCACACAGTGGCACCCCCATTGTGGCTTAGTGAGAATCTAGGTTGCCGCTCCAGTTTCAATCTCGGTGTAGTGTAGTGATAACATACGTGGTTTGGGACCATGTGTCGAAGGTTTGATTCCTTCTACCGAGACCAATGGTAGTGTAGCATAACGGTAGTGCGCCACCTTCATACGGTGTAAAGTGTAAGTTCGATTCTTACCACTACTACCAAGGTTTAATACCACCTTCGTATAATGGATGATTACCTAACGCTACGAACGTTATTACGGGAGTTCGATTCTCTCAGGTGGTACCAAGTTTTTGCTCCGATAGTTAAATGGTATAACTTTGGCTTGATAAGCCAACATCACAAGTTCAATTCTTGTTCGGAGTACCAAGTTTTATTACGGTGTAGTATAATGGCAGTGCTGCGGTCTCCAAAACCGCCAGTGGGGGTTCGATTCCCTCCACCGTAGCCAACAAAGGGAGTTATTATGAAACGATTGGATTTAATGGAAGTAAAAGCGTTCATTGATGCACAGAGTCCAGAAACTAAAATTTATCTGGGTGCTGACTCAGAACGTTTTAGATTGAACGATGTGTGGTACGCTGATTACACATTAGCCGTAGTCGTTCATATTGACGGTAGACATGGTTGTAAAATCTTTGGTGAAGTTGTTCGCGAAAGAGATTATGACCAAAAGAAAAGCAAACCTTCAATGCGTTTGATGAATGAAGTATATAAAGTTTCAGAGTTGTTTCAAAAACTATCTGACGTATTAGAAGATCGTCATGTTGAAGTTCACTTGGATATTAACCCAAACGAAATGTACGGTTCTTCATGTGTAATTAATCAAGCAATTGGTTATATCAAAGGAACTTGTAATGTTATTCCAATGGTTAAACCACAAGCGTTTGCAGCATCATATGCAGCAGATAGATTGAAACACGTTTTATACGCATAAGTACAATGGTGTCCATGGTCTAACGGTTATGACCCAGGATTGTGATCCCTGGAATGTGAGTTCAACTCTCACTGGACACCCCAAGTTTTGTAGTCTATGTCTGGTACATAGGTAAACGGCGTTGCGGAATGGCGAAAGTCACGTTAAACATCGAATCGCAAACTAATAGAGTTGTGTCTCTGCCTACTACAAATCCAATGCCTCGGTAGTTTAATGGTAGAACGCCATCCTTACACGGTGGATATGGGAGTTCAATTCTCCAACGAGGTACCAATGCATCTTTAGCTGATGTGGTCATAGCAGGCGCCTGAAGAGCGTCGGAACGTGGTTCGATTCCACGAGGATGCACCAGAATTTATTATATATACTATTGCTCAATAAGAGTATTTTAGAGGAGTTATCATGCGATTTTTAAAAACGATGATGTTCCTATTATGCCTAACAAGCACAATAGTGTATGCAGATGCACCAACGCCGTATGAGTTACAAAAACCAGTAAAGTGTGCGAAAGCAAAAGAATTATTGGAATATTTTGAAAGTGAATATGGTGAAAAATTGTCATGGGTCGGAAAAGATGAAGCGTCCGATTCATTCATTGCAATTTTAATGAATAAAACAAATACAACTTGGACGATTGTACAATACACTCCACAAGTTGCATGTGTATTAGGTTCTGGTAAACAAGCCAGTCCTATTTGATGAAAATGCTTCGGTAGCATAATGGTTAATGCCACTGCCTCTAAATCAGCCTATGTGGGTTCAATTCCCACCCGATGCACCATTTATAAGGAGAAGTTTATGAAAGAGTTTTTCGCATAGATTACACACCCGCCATAAATTCTTCTTGTTAACCTGAGTAATAAATTATTTTAAATAACAAGGAGAATTACAATGAGTATCGAATTAAAAATCAAATCAAAACATTTAAGCCTAGAATCAAAAGTCATTCGTTTTGAAGAACAGAAATTACAGAAACAAATACAGTGGCACACCAGTAGAGAAAAGAAACAAGCATGGGAAATAAAAGATGCTTGGCCATTATGTTTAAAAATCGGCAGTCTTACTTCACATCGAAAGTATAATGTTCGTAATGAAAATAGAGCAACTTTCTTAGCAAGAGCATATCTTGCAGGACAACCTTATAATCAAGTAGAGAATAAGAGAAAACCAGAGAAAGAAGGTACGTTTGAGATGGTCGTATTACCTAGAGTTTTAAAGATGGTTCAGAAATATGGTGGACGGAAAACCAGGGAATTAACGCTTGACAAACTCAAAGAATGGTGTTATAATTAACAAATAAATGCGGGAGTGGCGAAAATGGTAAACGCAGCGGTCTTAGAAGCCGTAAGCTGAGAGTTCGAGTCTCTCCTTCCGCACCAATTAATCTGGCGTTCGTATATCGGATTAATACAGCGCTCTTCTAAAGCGCGAAGGGGGGTTCGATTCCCTCACGCCGGACCAGTTTAAAACCAAAATGTTATAAATATATTTATTACACTTTGGAGTTCAGATGCAAAAACGCTCACAGAATAGAGATTTGGCTATACAACAAAAACAAAAAACGTACATGAGTACACCATGTAAAAAGTGTGGTTCGGAAGAAAAATACGTTTCGAGTTATGGTTGTGTGAGTTGTAATATTGAAAGAAATTCTCACAAATTATTTGATGAAGAATTGATGAGTAAATATAAAACACCTGCTGTATTAAATTCAAAAACATACAGATATAGAACTAAAAAAAGAAATCAAATGCCGGATGATGCAGATCCAAAATTAATATTAAAATTTTATGAAGAATCTGAAAGATTGACCAAAGAAACTGGAATAAAATATAGTGTAGATCATATTATACCGATTTCTAAAGGTGGTTTACATCACCAAGACAATCTTCAAGTGATAACATTAAGTGAAAATAGTAGAAAAGGAAATAGATTATGCCAGCAGTATTCCTCACATCCGACAGCCACTTCGGACACACCGGTGTGTGTAGATTCACTGATTCTGTGACAGGTTTAAAGATTAGACCATGGACCGATCCAGATGAAATGGATGAGGAAATGGTCAAAAGATGGAACGATACGGTACGACCAAACGATAAAGTTTACCACCTTGGTGATGTTGTTATCAACCGTAAGGCACTCAAAACTATGAGCAGACTTAACGGTGATAAAGTTCTCATTCGTGGTAACCATGATATCTTCCGTGATGAAGAATATCGTGAATATTTTCGTGAACTTCGTGCATATCATGTAATGAACGGAATGATTCTTTCACATATTCCTATTCATGAAGAAAGTATTGGTCGTTTTGGAACAAACATTCATGGACACCTACATACAAGGCGTGTCATGAAAGATGGAATAATTGATCCAAGATACCATTGCGTATGCGTTGAACAAACAGACTTTGCACCTATTCTTTTCGAAGATGTTGTTAAGAGAATCTTAGCTGAAGGTGGTTCTGTTGGATTCAAAGAAAGAGTAGTCCGGTCCTCTGCTGATTAATCAGTACGATATGGCCAGAATTTACTGGTGAAATTATACGACGGTATAATGTACGGACATCTCGGGTGTGAGAAACACCCACGAATTTGCGAGTGTGGTGAAATAGGTAGACACAACAGACTTAAAATCTGTCGCTCGTGAGGGCGTGCCGGTTCGATTCCGGCCATTCGCACCAGTTTAGCACTATATAAAGATATGCGGGCATAATTCAGTGGTAGAATGCTTCCTTGCCAAGGAAAATGTCGAGAGTTCGAATCTCTCTGCCCGCTCCATGATTAACTTATGAAAGACAACATGAACATTAGACCATTATCAAATAAAGTTGCAGTTAAACGTATGGCTGCGGAGAAAGCAACCGCTTCTGGTATCATCCTTAAACGCACAGAAGAACCAGATCGTGCATTAGTTACTGCAATTGGTCCTGACATTACAGAAGTTGAAACTGGTGATGTTGTATTGCTAAATTGGAACAAAGCGACCAAATTTGATGATGATATGTTTATCATCAGTATTGATGAAATCGTTTTAGTTTATTAAACGATTATGTCTGACGGCGGTAAAGGAAGTAACCCAAGACCTTTCAGTGTTGATTCAAAAACATTTGAAAGTAATTGGGATAACATCTTCAAGAAAACACCAAAAGAGATTGATGATTCAAAGGCCGAAGATGAGGCCTTTGAATCTATCATTAATAAAAAAACTACGGATTAATACCTGTAATACATAATCATCCACCACAATCCGTAAAATAGACCCGAAACAACAGTTATACTTGTTATGACTGTTGCCCACAACTCCACATTACTCCAAAACATCTCACGTTTTCTTTCTTTGATTCGTGCTTGTCTTTTTATTTCTAGAACGCGCTCAGTTTCTGCTTTGATCTTTGCTTGATCTGCTAAACGGCGTTTCTCTAATATCTCATCGCGTTTACGTTCCATTGCAAACCAAACTTCCGCAGAGTCTAGTTCATAGATAATCATATTTCTCAATGCTTCTTCATCATCTTTTAATTGTTTTTCTTTCAAAACAATATCTAATGCCATCATTGTAACATCTTCTGTACAATTTGGATCATTAGCTGCACGTTGCAATTCTACTGCGGCCACTTTTACTTCTGCTGAACTCTTAAAGAAACTACCTAAATCTTGCGTTACAGATTGTATATCTTTACCTAATGCTATTGCTTGTTTAATACCTTTTACTGCCGCTTGCGCTGCGGTGAACGCTAAACCAATTGTTACTGGATCCATCTTTTTCTCTCTTAAAGGAGTGTTGTGAACATCCAATAAGCATTACCCAACAAAATTGCACCAAACACACCCACACATACACTTGACCAAAACAATCCCATGCTCACCGATAATATAGCAGCGGATAATAACACTATTGAAATTTGTAATGCAGAACCTGCAAAAGTGTACCAAGGACTACGTTGTTTGGCATCAGCACGACCTTCTTCCAACTTAATCGCTTTGGCCATCAACTCCTTCTTACCTTCACCCGTAATCGGGTTACTCTCATAACTTTCTGCTTTACTTCTATATTTTTCTGCATTTCTTTTGTTGCCTAAATCTTCTGCTTGTGCAGCAGCTAATTCATATGCAGTCTGTTTAATACTTTTTGCTTGGTAGAATGACCAAGTGTCATTTGCTTGAATTGTATTTGTTAATATTTTACTACTGTTACTATTTGCAAAATATGTATTAATTGCCAACAAAGCAGCGATGACCGTGATTGCCCATCCTGCTCGGTCTTTAATATGTGCTTCGCGTTCTGATCTTGATTGCTTCTTAATTTCTTCTGACATTCTTACCTCATTTGCCTCGGATGGTCAATTTCATATCGTCTGCAAGTTTTGTGATCGCCTCGTCTGCATTTTTTAATACTGGACCCCAAAACCCACCAGTTAGTGCGTCCAACGCCTTGGTATAGTGGTGGAATCCATTTCTTTTCAGGTCTACAAACTCACACAAGAAGGTGTTCTGTTTTGCAACCAGGTCGTTTATAGTCATTGGTACGATAGGTACGGTTTGTGTCCACAACATAATTATGTCCTTAAAAGAATGGCAATTACCATTATTGTATTTATGTCGAATAGTTACCACAAATATATCTTGACTTTTGCACAATCATAGATTATAATAAGGTGTAGTTTTTCAGATGTTATAAGTAAAAACCTTACCAACCCACAATATCATGGAGATTATATGGATATTATTGTACTAAAACTCACCTCAAACGAAGAAGTCCTAGCAGAGATTGAATCTCAGTCAGACACCCAATACGTTCTTAAAAACCCAGTAGGAGTCGCAATTGTCCGTGGCAAAGATGGACAACCTAGTGTCGGTTTCGCACCATTCCCACTTCATGCAGAACAAAAATCAAATGCAATCATTGCCATTGATAAGTCACATGTAGTATATTCTTATGTTCCTGCTGAAGATTTTATCAGTAATTATAACCAGATTTTCGGTTCAGGTATCGTATTGCCTTCACAACAAATCATCACAGGTTAATGAAAAACTTCTATACTAATGTCCAGAATGTCGGTGGAAATATTCTCTACCGTGGAATTATGGATGGAAAAAGAGTAAAGCAGAAGATCGAATACTCTCCATCCCTTTATGTGCCATCCAAGAAAAAGGAAACACAATATAAGACACTTGATGGACAATATCTAGACAGAAAACTATTTGGTAACATCTATGAAGCCAGAGATTACGTTAAACAATTTGACGGGGTTTCTGGTGGAGTAAAAATCTATGGTAATACCAGATATGAATATGCCTACATTGCAGAACAACATGCAGAAATGGTTGAATGGGACCAAGATAAAATTCTGACTGCAATTATCGATATTGAGGTTGGATCAGAAAATGGTTTCCCTGATCCATATTTGGCCAATGAACCTATCACAGCAATTGCCATTACCTATATTGGTGGTCAGACCATCGTATTTGGTTGTGGTGATTATGTGGTACAAGGTGAAGAAATCTATATTAAATGTAGAGACGAATGGACTCTTTGTAAGAAGTTCATGGAAGTATGGACTAAAAAGTGTCCAGATATCATCACGGGTTGGAATACCAAGTTCTTCGATATTCCATACATTGTCAATCGGTTTCGTAAGATTCTAGGTGAAGATGAAACTCGTAAATTGTCTCCATGGTTCTATATCAAAGAACGTAAGACAAACATCAATGGTCGTCAACTGATTGCATATGAAATGGTTGGTGTATCTTCTCTTGATTATATCGAACTATACAAATGGTATGCACCAGGTGGAAAGTCACAAGAATCCTATCGACTGGATGCTATTGCACAGGTCGAATTAGGTGAAGGTAAAATCTCGTATGATGAATATGAGAACTTGCATCAATTGTATCGTTTGAACTATCAGAAGTTTATTGAATACAACATCAAAGACGTTGCACTGATTCTACGGTTGGAAGATAAGTTGAAATTGTTGGAGTTGGCAATGACTCTGGCATACGATACCAAATGTAATTATGAGGATGTATTTGCACAAACTCGTATGTGGGATTCACTGACATATTCTTATCTGTTGCAGAAAGATATTATTGTTCCTCCACGCGAGACTCAGGACAAAGATGCTGCATTTGAAGGTGCCTATGTTAAAGAAGTTCAGGTAGGTAAACATGATTGGGTTGCATCATTCGACTTGAACAGTCTGTATCCTCACTTGATGATGCAATATTCCATAAGTCCTGAAAATCTTGTGGAAAGAAGCTATATTGAAGGTAGAAAACAAAAATTAATTAATGAATTAAAGTCGAGAAATACTAAATAAGTAGATGTGGTTACTTAATAGGAAAATCGATGAAATATGATATTACTAAAGATAAGCTTTATGAATTGTTTATTGATAAAAATATGAGGCGCAGTGAGGTTGCTGAATATTTTGGATGTTCTGAGGCAAACATCAAGAAATACCTACAAAAGTTTGACATAAAGAAACCTTTTGTGTTAGAATGTAGAAACAAAGAACGCAAGGCCAAGGTCAAGTGTTTACATTGTGATGAAGCATATCAAACTCAACAGTTTAGAACCGAGAGTGAAAAATACGATTCAAAGTATTGTAGTTATTCTTGTGCTCAAAAAAGTCGTTACCTAGGTGAAGAACATAAACAAAGAATTAGAAATGAAATTTCTGCAAGACGTAGAGCCAGATTACGCAATCAAACACCAAATTTGTCTAAGGAAGAAAAACAGAAAATGCAAGAGTATTATTTGATTTGTCCTAAAGGATATGAAGTAGATCATATACAACCAATTGCAAAAGGTGGATTACATCATCCGGACAATTTACAAATATTGACTAAAACTGAAAATAGAAAGAAGTGGTGTAAATAATGTTTCGTAATGTAAAAGAATTAACAACCGAAGAACTACAAAAAGAACTTCAGGCCATAGAATTATTTGAACAAGAAATTAGTAAAGTCAATGTTAATAACATGTTGAACAAATCGATCGATACCTCTTTTCTTGGACCATTGCAATGCACACTCACACCTAATGGACAGTTGTTTAGAACCGACCGGCAGGGTTTCTTGCCTGCGATGATGGAAGAAATGTATGAAGATCGTAAGAAGTTCAAGAAGTTGATGTTGAAGGCAAAGCAAGAGTACGAAGATGAAAAGGATGAATCTAAGAAGTATGATATTGAAAAACGTATTGCACGATTCGATAACCTACAACTTGCAAAGAAAGTATCTCTAAACTCTGCATATGGTGCCTTGGGTTCACAATACTTCCGTTTCTATGATCTACGCAATGCACTAGGCGTAACATCAGCAGGACAGTTATCCATTCGTTGGATTGAAGCAAAGATCAATGACTGGATGAACAAGATCATTGGTGGCGAATCAAAAGACTATGTTATTGCTTCTGACACAGATTCGATTTATCTTCGTATGGGTGAATTGGTTAATAAGTTTATCAAAGACACATCAGATAAACAAAAGGTCATTGCACTCATGGATAAAATCTGTGAAGAAAAGATTCAACCATATATTGACAAGAGTTACAATGAGTTGGCAGAATACGTCCACGCCTATGCACAGAAAATGCAAATGAAACGTGAAGGTCTTTCTGACAAAGGTATCTGGACTGCCAAGAAACGTTATATTCTGAATGTGTATAACAATGAAGGTGTTCAGTATAATGAACCAAAAATGAAAGTGATGGGACTTGAGATGATTAAGTCCTCAACACCTTCAGTGATTCGTGGTAAAATGAAAGAATCAATTCTGATAATGGTGAACGGCACTGAAGATGATATCCACAAATTCATTAAAGACTTTAGGGAAGAATTCAAGAAGTTGCCACCAGAAGATATTTCATTCCCTCGTGGTATGAATGGCCTGAGAAACTATTCTGATCCGGTAACATTGTATAAGAAAGGTACTCCGATTCATGTTAAAGGTGCAATTCTATATAATCACTTCCTGAAACAACATGATTTGACTAAAAAATATCCTCTAATCCAAGAAGGTGAAAAGATTAAGTTTTGTTATCTAAAGATGCCGAATCACTTTAAAGATATGGTAGTTTCGTATCCTTCGCGCTTACCTAAAGAATTTGGGCTTGACAACTACATCGATTATGATGTACAATTTGATAAATCGTTTCTTGAGCCCATTAAGGTCATTCTTGACTGTATGAAGTGGACGACAGAAAAAACAAACTCTTTGGAAGATTTTTTCGGATGATATTCTTTACCTTTTTAACGGCAATTGCATTATCTGGTATTGCCGCATACTATTCAGTGATTGGTCTGACATCCATATTTGTGGGTGCTTTCTGGCCAATCATTTTTATGGGTGCAACACTTGAAGTCGCCAAATTGGTAACAACATCTTGGTTATATCGAAACTGGAATACTGCACCGAGATTGTTCAGGCACTACCTGACTTTTTCGGTGTTGATTCTTATGTTGATTACTTCAATGGGTATTTTTGGATTCTTATCTAAGGCACACATTGACCAATCTGCATCATCAGGTGATGTGGTCGCTAAAGTTGCACTGATTGATGAAAGGATTAAAATTGAAAAAGACAATATTGAGGCATCGAAGCTGGCAATTAAACAGTTGGATGAAGCAGTTAATCAAGTTATGGGCAGGTCAACGGATCAAAGGGGTGCCGAGAAATCGGTCCAGATTAGACGTTCCCAACAAAAAGAAAGAAGTGTATTATTATCTGAGATATCTCAAGCACAAAAAAAGATTAATGAATACACTGAAGAAAAGTCGCCTTTAGCATCAAGTGTTCGTAAATTAGAAACTGAAATTGGTCCTTTGAAATATGTTGCAGATGTGTTCTATGGTACTGGTGCAGATAGTATTGATAAAGCAGTACGTTTGGTAATTCTTTTGATTATGATTGTGTTTGATCCATTGGCAATTCTACTATTGGTTGCTGCAAATATGTCATTGATCGAAAAGAAGAAAACAGTCAATGAAGAACAAGAAGATGAACCAAAATATGTTGCAGATGTTACTATGCCTGAACCAGAAGAATATGAAGAAGATGATGAACCAATACCAGAAGGCCTGATTAAATTGTTTCAAGACGGCAAAGAACGTGACCGTAAATATCAGAAAAGTGTAGAAATTGACAAAGATAATTTAGCATTTGTTATTGATGAATCTTCAGGTGAATCTATACCATCGTTTACAGGAACACAAAAGGGTTTATTGCCGGAAAAAGATCCACCCGGATCAAAGAAATTAGAACCTAAGTATGATTACAATGAAGCATATTCGTTTCGTGAAAAAGGAAAAACATGAGCATTTTAGATAAAATTAAAAAGAATAGTAGCATTAAAGAGTCTGCTATTTTGGCGAAATCAAAGTTCTTTACTGGTAAAGACATGATTTCAACTGCGGTGCCAATCATCAATGTGGCACTGTCTGGTAAACTTGATGGTGGTTTAACACCAGGTCTTACAATGTGGGCAGGTCCATCCAAACACTTTAAGACAGCATTTTCGTTATTGATGGCAAAATCTTATTTGGACAAATATGAAAACGCAGCCTTACTATTCTATGACAGCGAATTTGGTACTCCTCAATCGTATTTTGATTCGTTTGGAATTGATCCCAACCGAGTATTACATACTCCTATTATGGATGTTGAGCAACTCAAGTTTGACATTATGGGTCAACTGACCAATTTAGATCACGATGATAAATTAATTATCATTATCGATTCGATTGGTAACTTGGCATCAAAGAAAGAAGTTGATGATGCACTTGACGGCAAATCTGTTGCTGATATGTCTCGTGCAAAACAAATCAAATCATTATTCCGTATGGTAACTCCATATCTGACAATGAAAGATATTCCAATGATTGTTGTGAATCACACATACAAAGAAATTGGTTTGTATCCTAAAGACATCGTTGGTGGTGGAACAGGTTCATATTATTCCGCAGATAACATCTTCATTCTTGGTCGTCAACAAGAAAAAGAAGGTACAGAAGTTATTGGATACAATTTTATTATTAATGTAGAAAAAAGTCGTTATGTTCGTGAAAAATCTAAGATACCTGTTTCTGTATCTTTCGATGGTGGTATCAGTAAGTGGTCTGGTCTTTTGGATATTGCTCTCGAAAGTGGTCATGTAATCAAACCAAGCAATGGTTGGTACTCACCTAGAGATGAAGATGGTGTTTATGCAGATAAGAAGTATCGACTAAAAGAAACTGACACTAAAGAATTCTGGATGCCAATTCTGAAACAGAAATCATTCCAGGAATATGTTGAGAACAAATATCGTGTTGCATCAGGAGAAATTATGCAAGGAGATATTAGTGCGGCATTTGACGTTGACACCATGAATGGTACGGAGGCAAAATGATTGAAGGTACAGATTACTGTTTCATCTATCCTAAAAATGACGGTACTGCCGTCCACATTAAATTACTAACAGGACCATACGTTGATACACTATTCAAGTATGGTAAGGTTAAATTTAAAGAAGAAAACGATCAGGTCTATTTACTTTTTGCTTACGATGTGTTAGAATCTACTGTATCGAAGCCAAAAAAGTTGGAGAAAGATGCCGACTTCAAAAATTACCTAGGTGATTTATTGGTACAAATTATGTCAGGCAATTTAGAGGATATTATTGATGAAGTTGGAACAGACGATACTGAAGAATCTAGTATTTAATGAGGACTACCTGAGAAAGGTAGTTCCTTTTTTAAAAGAAGAATATTTCACAGATAGAACTGATAGAGTAATTTTTAATGAAATCCTCTCATTCACGGATACTTACAACACTCCACCTACAATTGAAGCAATCCAATTGGCCATTAAAGAAAAGAGAAATCTCACAAATGATGAGGTGGAGAACTGCGAAAAGTATCTACAAGAGATTGAGAAAACTAGCAAAGAAACATCACAGAGTGAATGGCTCGTCGATAAGACGGAAAAGTTTTGCCAAGAAAAGGCCATTTACAATGCTGTTTTGGGGTCTATTTCTATACTCGATGGAAAAGACAAGACAAATGACAAAGGTTCAATCCCGAAGATTTTGTCGGATGCGTTATCGGTCAGCTTTGACAGTTCCGTTGGACATGACTATTTAAACGATTCGAATGACCGTTATGAATTCTACCATAGAAAAGAAGAAAGAATCCCATTTGATCTGGACTATTTCAACAAAATTACTAAAGGTGGTTTACCGAATAAAACTCTTAACATTGCTCTGGCGGGTACGGGTGTGGGTAAGAGTTTATTCATGTGTCACGTTGCTGCCTCATGTATGGTACAAGGTAAAAATGTACTCTACATCACCATGGAAATGGCTGAAGAAAAGATTGCAGAACGTATTGATGCGAATCTACTGAATGTAACACTTGACGACCTTGCTCAATTGTCGAAAGAAATGTATGACAAAAAGGTTGAACGTGTAAAAGAAAAGACTACTGGTAAGTTGATTATTAAAGAATACCCAACTGCATCATCCTCAGCAACACATTTTAGAACATTATTGAATGAACTCAATCTCAAGAAGTCTTTCGTTCCTCACATTATTTTTATTGATTACCTCAACATTTGTTGCAGTTCAAGAATTAAAGCCGGAGCCAACATCAATTCATACACTTACGTTAAATCAATCGCAGAAGAATTGCGAGGTCTTGCCGTTGAATTCGGAGTACCGATTGTATCTGCAACGCAAACAACAAGATCCGGTTTTACTTCCTCAGACCCAGGACTTGAAGATACAAGTGAGTCTTTTGGTTTGCCCGCTACTGCTGACATGATGTTTGCCTTGATTACGTCCGAAGAACTAGAATCTCTCGGTCAAATCATGGTAAAACAATTGAAGAATCGATATTCTGATCCAACATTTCATAAACGATTCACGATTGGTGTGGATAGAGCAAAGATGAAATTGTATGATGTAGAACAATCTGGTCAAGACGGAATCTCTGATGCAGGACATAGTGGACCTAGTGGACCAAGACCAGCACCTAAAAAATCATTTGATGGATTTAAAGTATAATGTTTACTAAAGAAGATGCAATTCATTGTGCAAAAGTGTTTCAAGATTACTTTGGTAATTTCGAACGCATTGATGAGTATATGCGAGATCAGAAACTAAATTCACTGGCAGATTTGCCTACCAATCCTCTATTCCCGATTGAAGATGAATTGTTTTCTGATTTCACCATGCACCCAAATGATATGGATTTTGAGGTGTGTGAAATTGATAATGAAACGTGGACAAATCTACTTAACATTACCTCGTCACATGTAAACATTGCACCTGTTGGTCGTAATGTGAAGTTGGCAGTACGCGAGAAAACCACTGGAAAGTACGTTGGATTCATTCGTCTTGGTTCACCCGTAATCAACTGCAAACCACGAAATGAAATGCTTGGACAAGTGTTTACGCAACAACCTGAGTGGGGTAAACGATTCAACGACTCAGCAATGATGGGTTTTGTTATTGTGCCTGCACAACCATTTGGTTATAATTACTTGGGTGGTAAATTACTTGCCGGTATTTGCACATCTCATGCCGTTCGTGAAATTGTCAACAAGAAATACAATATGAATTTGTGTCTCTTTGAAACAACAAGTTTGTATGGTTCATCCAAGAATGTGTCGCAATATGACGGCATGAAACCTTTCATTCGTTATAAAGGCTTGACAGATAGTGATTTCTTGCCTATGATGCACGGTAAACCATATTCAGACCTTCGTGATTATGTGCAAAACAAAGTTGGTCCTTTGGTTGAAGATACAGCATCAAGTAAAAAGTTAAAAATTAGTATGAAAATCATTTCAATGACAAAGGCTGCACTGAAGGGTACACCTGAGTTAGAAGGTTTTATCAAAACGATTACTGATGCGAAGAAACTGACTGAACAAAAACGTTACTACATTTCACACTATGGTTATAAAAACATGGTTGATTATGTTACTTGCAAAACAGACACATTAATCAAAGATGATACTTATGACAAATTTGAATTGGAAAATGTCATTGCATGGTGGAAAAACAAAGCAAGTAACCGTTTCGACACATTGAAGGCAGATGTTAGACTAAGAACTGAATTGGAAATCTGGACTTCTGGCAAACCTATTGATATCATCAGATAAATATCCATTACACATATTAATGGATTAAAACATGCCAGCAATTCCAACAAAAGTAACTGAGGCTCCTTCTTCGGGTATCTCTGGTGCAGGTTCAGAAATAACCGCACTGGCCGAAAGTTTACAGGCTTATGCTTGTGCAACTAGACAATTCTTAGGTAAAGATTTAGTTGATGTTGCACAGATAACAGAAAAGACGATTGGTGATGCTGATTGTGATCGAACTTTGGCTGCTTGTATGAAAGGTTTGGATGAAGGTTGGTTTCATAGTGTAATAGTCACAACAAATGCAATATTCCATGACGTTCCTGATAGTAAATCACAAAAATTTACTTTTTATCGCGGTGGAAAATTAGTCGAACAGATTTATTCCGAATTTGGTAAATTCAGAAAAGAAAGTGGTGTAACGGGTGATGACAAATGGAATCCGGCGGATATTTGGATGGCCAAAAAAGGATTCGTTTTCAAAAAAGACTGGGCCACATTAACAGAATATAATCGTTATATTTACGACCAATTCGCATTAACAAATCTAGTTGGCATTTCACTCAAAAAGATACCAAAGGGTGAAGCACATTCCAAAATATATAATAATGGTTTGCCTCTAGTTGCAGAATTTAATGGTATAAAATTGGGACCTAATATGTTAGATTCCAAAGACATTTACATAAAATTCAAATCTGAAGGTAAAGAAGGTGAGATTCAATTAAGAAACTTCTCAAGTCGACCAGTTACTAGTTCATGGCAAGGTGAAATTAAAGGTAAGACTGCGGCCGGTGGTAAAATTGGTGGTGGACTTGTCATGCGAGCAGCAATTGAATCGGGTGTAGAAAAAAGTAAATTAACATTACCAAATGAATTTACCGGACAGATTGCAAAACCATCAGATGCAACATTTAAAAAATTTGCAATGATGTTTAAAGAGTTGTCTGGTTCAAAAGCCAAATTAGAGGATCTTATTCTAGAAGCAAAAATTGGACATAGAAAAGATCAAACTTGGTGGATGTCAAAATATTTGGGTGTTGATTATGTATATACGACCATGAAATCTGGTAAAATTGGCGATGTTGCTAAATGGTTATATGAATATGGATCATCAGCAACAAAAAATAGTAGCATTTTTATAAAGTATAGTTAATATGGCACTTACAGACTTTGACAAGATTATGAAAGAATACCAACATCTAGACAATGATTTTGGTTTCTCTGCGGTATCAGAAGAAGAATATAATAAAGTAATTAATGATACTACATCAACAGCAGACAATTATAAAGCACGATTGGAAGAATTGGAGAAGATGATTGTTCCATTCCTAAATAAATTACACAGTACAGGCGATAAAGAATATATCTATTGGCCTAATCGTAAACCAGCAATTGAAAAACAAATAGAGAAGATACTAAAACTAACAAGAGGTTGATTATGTCTGTAACAGTGATTATACCAACTACCGGTGCACCGGAGTTGAGCAAGGCAATCGAGAGTGTTTTATTGAATCATGATACAATATGTTATGTTGTTTGTGATGGTGAAGAAAATGCAGGAAAAGTAAAAGTTATTACTAGTGAATTTGCAGGTAATAAAAATTTAAAAGTTAGTGTTTTACCCATCAATGTCGGAGCCAATGGTTTTTATGGCCACCGAGTCTATGCATCATTTACACATCTAGTCAATACGGAATATGTACTATATCTGGACCAAGACAATTGGTTTCATCCAGATCATGTGCAATCATGTGTCGATACAATCGAAGAAGGTAAATTAGATTGGTGTTATTCGTTGCGAAAAATCAGATCCAAAGACGGTACATTTATTTGTAATGATGACTGTGAATCTTTAGGCAAGTGGCAATCTTATCATGGCATTAATCATGTAGATACAAATAGTTATTGCCTTAAAACATCGGTTGCGATACAATTAGCATCTGCATGGCATGGAGGTTGGGGACAAGATCGTGTTTTCTTAGCAACCGTTTCTAAGTATTTTCCTAACTATGATTGCACAAAAAAATATAGCGTCAACTATCGAGTTGATGGAAATGCCGGATCAGTTACTGGTGATTTCTTCCTAAATGGCAATGAAGTGATGAACAAAAAATATAATGGAGTTTTCCCATGGAATACAATTTAATTATCGGTGCAGCAACCGGTTACAACTACAATCAACTCAAGCCTTGGGCAGAATCTATTGGTAAAGTTTGCGATGAATACACCGATAAGGTGTTGTTTGTCGGTAATATGTCAGAAGAAACTAGATCGAAACTTATCGAACAGAATTTTCTTCTAATTGAAATGCCTAATCTTCCAGGTGTGCCAGTTCATGTTGCACGTTTTCTTGCAATCTATGACTACCTAAGAGATTCACACAGACAATACAAATATGTTGTTACCACTGATGTAAAGGATGTTTATTTTCAAACCAATCCATTTAATTGGATGGATAAGATAATGACACCAGGTTCAATGTGTCGTTTGGTTGTTGGTTCTGAAAGTATGTTGTATAAAGATGAACCTTGGGGCAATGAGAATCTTTTGCAAACTTATGGTCCATATGTACATAACATATTCAAAGAAAATAAGATTTATAACGTTGGAGTGATCGGTGGTCATTCTGAATATGTAAAAGACTTAGTGTTCAACATATTCAGCAATGCGACCAACAGGCCTATTCCTATCGTTGACCAAGCGGTCTTTAATGTATTGATACAGACCAGACCATACAAAGATGTAATTTACTTTGCAGAACAATCAGATGGTTGGGCTTGTCAGGCAGGTACGACAGTTGATCCATCAAAAATTGAACAATTCCGACCATTCTTAACTGAAGCAGAACCAAGTTTCAAAGAAGGTATTGTATGGACAAGTAAAGAAACACCATTCTGTATCGTACACCAATATGATCGTGTACCAGAATGGAAGAAATTCATACAAGAGAAATACGAACAAGACGATCCAAATAACTTTTTTACATATAGGACAGCATAATGAGTGATGTGATTAAATTTAACACCGAAACACAGGCATTTGGTATCATACCAGGACAATTCAAATGTTCAGGTTATGGTCTTGCAGAACTAATCAAAGACATTCCTAATTCAAGAGGAATTGAAATTGGATGTGATGTTGGTGACACCACAGAATTTCTATTGAAAACACATCAGACTTTAATGCTTGATGGTGTTGATCCATACGAAAATTATGTCGATTGGAACGGTAACAACCTAAACGAACGACAAGTTGTTTATGATAATTTCATGCAACGAGTAAAACCATTCGGTACACGATTCAATTTGTTCCGTGAATATTCAGATGATGCTGCAAAAGAAATTGCAGATGAACATTACGACTTTATCTTTATTGATGGTTTACATACTTACGAACAGTTGACCAAAGATTGTGCAAACTATTACTCTAAAGTGAAACCTGGTGGTATCTTTGCAGGACACGATTACAATGCCATTGAAGGTGTTCGTCGGGCTGCTGATGAATTTGCTGCAAGTGTCGGTAAAGAGATTCTTAAAACTGAATGTGACGTTTGGTACTGGGTAAAATGAAAAAGTGCATAGTGTTGTCGGGTGAATATAGAACTTTCGATAAGACATGGCAAAACATCCAAAAATTCATTGAGTTGAATGATTTGGATGTTTATTGCCATGTGTGGGCAGATAAAAATTCAACCGAAAATAAAAGACAATTCCATGCGATTCGTGATAGGTTAAAACCGAAACAAATGTTGCAAGAACCAATGGAACCATATTGTGACATCTTTGATGGCATCGACCAACACATTAGATTCAATAATCCAAAAGGTCCTAATCAAGACCGTCTTGCAGGTAATGCTTCGATGCATTATAGTAGAAAAAAGGCATTTGATTTAATCAAAGAAGAATATGATGTGTTGGTATATTGCAGATATGATATAGCAATTACCCCATTTGAGTTTCATGCAAATATTCCTGTATTGTTGTCACCAACGGAACAGGCATATAATATCATCTCTGATATTTTTGCAATCATGCCGTTTGAATTTGCACCAGATTACTTTTTGTATGATAATTATGAACAACTACATTCCACACCGTTTGAACCAGAGTTTGAGAACTGGTTGCGCGATGTGAAAAACTATGGTGAAGAAAATATCAGAATACATAAAGAAGATCGATATTGTCCTCATATGATGTTATTAAATAACTTAGTCATGAATGATGTTCCTTACACACTATTAGATTTGCCTGTACAAATACAACGATGAAAATTGCATTATGTTTTTCTGGCCAAGCCAGATCATTTGAAAAAGGTTACGAATACTATAAACGTAACCTGTTGGATCATTATGATGTGGATGTGTATATTCATTCTTGGAAATTCCCAGAGAGTGAGAAGATGATTGAATTGTACAGACCTAGAGCCTGTCAATTTGAAACACCACTTGTCAATGATGCTAATGAGAAATACACCAATACTCCAAACGCATCCAAATACCCTCCACAGTCTACATTCAATATGTTCTATTCGATGTTTGAATGTAGTCAGATGATTGGCAAGGAGTATGATTGGATCATTCGTTCACGACCTGATTATGCACTGAATGTAAAGATTCCGTTTGAAGAACTAGATAACACCAAGTTATACATTCCTAATTGCAGAATGGTACCAGAAAGAGATTTTGGTAATGACCAATTTGCATTTAGTAGTTGGGAGAATATGTTATCGTATATGTCAACATATATTTTCTTAGATGATTATTATAATGAAGGAGCTCAGTTCATTGGTGAAGATTTAATGCAGGCAAATCTACGTCATAGAAATCTTTGTGGAGAAAATCTTGTTTATGTCAATATGAACAATCCATTCCCACCAGGTAAACATAATGGAACTTGGCATTCTCTGATTAGAGATGATTACGAACAATGGACAAAGTAGTAAAGGAATTTAAAGGACATTCTGGAAGTAAAGTGTATCTCATGGAAGATATGGACACACTTTACGTTAAGAAGATTGGTAATATAGAACGGAACATAGAGAGGTTAAAAGACCTTCATGATAAAGGTTATCCTGTTCCTAAATTGTATTACTATGATGAAGATTATGTTTCTATGGAATACATCCATGGAATGGATATGAAGAACTACTTGATCCATAATAATATAAACCAATTAAGCCGGTTTATAATTAACACCTTAAGCAGTTTTGGTGTTTCTTCAACATCAAAATACTACACCGATATATATGACAGCAAGATTTCATGGATTGATGGAACAGAAGGTTTTCCATTCAAAAAAGAAGAATTAATAGCAAGATTACCAGAATATCTACCTCAATCCACATATCATGGTGATATGACACTAGAAAACATCATGTCTGGTAACAAACAATTCTACATGATTGATGCTGTATCGATTGAATATGATTCATACATATTTGATATAGCCAAGATGAGACAAGATTTGGAGTGTAAATGGTTTATCAGAAATGATGATGTCAAACTGGATGTCAAGTTAAAGAATCTTCAGGATAGAATACTAGAAAAGTTCCCATTAGCAAACAATGATTACCTTCTAATACTGATGTTGTTGCGTGTCTATAAGCATACAGTAAAAGGTGATCCAGAACATGAATTTATAATGAAAGAGATTAAAAGATTATGGAAATAATTGTACCTGCAGCCGGATTGTCGACCAGATTTCCGGATATGAAACCAAAATATCTGCTGTATGATTACAAACATGAATTGATGTTAGCGAATGCCATTAAACCATATTTGTATCTGGGCATTAAAGTCAACATTGGTATTCTGAAAGAACATGATGAGAAATACAATGCGTCAGAATTCCTGAAACATGAATTTGGTCATGATATTAATATTGTTGTCTTAGATCAACCAACCAAAGGTCCTGCTGATACTGTGTACCAGATTCTGATGAAAACTGGTTTACATACATCACCAATTCTCATTAAAGATTGTGATAGTTTCTTCAATCATGATATTGATACAGGAAATTATGTTTGTGTTTCGAAAATATATCAACACGAAGTCTTGAAGAAATTATCTTCTAAAAGTTTTGTGGTTTCGAACGAACAAGATATCATTACCGATATTGTTGAGAAACGAGTTGTTTCGGATACATTCTGTGTTGGTGGTTACAAATTCTCCAGTGCAGCACTATACAAAGAGACATATCAACAAATTTCACAACAGAATGAAATCTTTGTTTCGGATGTTATTGGTCGATGCATCAATTCAGGTTCAATCTTTACTGAAAAAGTTGTGACTGATTATACCGATGTTGGTACCGCACAAGATTGGTTTGAGTATAATGATAAGCCAGTAATCTTCTGTGATATTGATGGTACAATCATTGAGGCACAATCTCGTGTTGGTAAAAATGATTATTCGTCACCACCAGTTGTGTTAACCAAGAATGTTGAACGTCTTTTGGAATTATATAATAAAGGTGCTCAGATCATCTTTACAACTGCACGACAATCATACCATATAAAAGTCACCAGGAAGATACTGGACGATTTAGGATTCATTAATTGTAGTCTGATAATGGATTTGAAGAACGCTCGTAGGATCGTAATTAATGACTTTAATAATGCAAACCCATTCCCAAGAGCAGAAGCAATCAACATAGTTAGAAATTCGGATACATTATGCAATTACCTATAATTCCAGATAAAAACCTGTTCATAGTAACTTCTGCTGTCAAACCAGTAATTGGTGTTTTTGACCATGATGAAAGGTTTGAACAAACAATCACATCACTGAAATCTATACGAAATAAAGTTCCTGATGCGATCATATTGTTGGTTGATTGTTCGGTATCAACACTAACCCATGATGAGAAGAAGTTGCTGACTGAAAACTCCAATATTTTTCTGAATTTGTCATCAGAACCAAATTGTGCCCATTTTTCAAAGACGGGCATGAAAAGTCATGCAGAAAATGCCATGTTGTTTTTCACATTACAGACATTGAAGAATAACAAAGATATCAGTAACCTATTAAACACAGTCAAAAGAATTTTCAAGTTTTCTGCAAGGTCTGAGTTGGATGATACCTTTGATATTACTGAATATGACAACCTTTTTGGTAAATTTGTATTCAAAGATCGCCTTCCAACATGGATGTCAAATGTTCAACATGGCGCAGACCACCTGTTTATTACCAGGATGTTTTCATTTTGTCCGTCTTTGATCGACACATATTTGCAGGTTATACAGAAAAATATGCAGGTTTTGGATACCTTGGATACCGAACATGCACACTTTGTAAACATTCCCAAAGACAACCTGGTTGAATTTGTAATGATACATTGTCATGGATGGCTTGCGGGAAATGGCGAAATCGAATATTATTGACAACTATATATCGATCCCAACAATTCTATTTTCTTGCCATTTTTGGCCAGATGAGTTATAATATTGTATAAATAACCTAACAAGGCAACCATAGTGTGTTGCATTTCTTAAAGGTATTCCAATGAAATCATTTATCTCCTTCTTAAAAGAAGAAACTGAAGAATCTAGTCAGCTGAAACATATTCATCACGCTGAAGATCGTCCACTAATGCATGGCCATGCGGGTTTCGAACACGCATTTGGTGCTCTACATCAGGCTCATGCACATATTAAGGCTGGTCACCAGAGCAGCAATCTAACGATGAAATATGATGGTTCTCCATCAATTGTCTTTGGTCACCACCCCAAAACTGGTAAATTCTTTGTTGCAACGAAGTCAGCATTCAACAAGAATCCAAAGATCAATCACACCGAAGCGGATATTGACAAGAACCACGGTCATGCACCAGGTCTTGCACATACACTAAAACATGCTCTGAAACATCTACCTAAAGTAACACCAAAAACTGGTGTTTACCAAGGTGACCTGATGCACCATGCAGATACCAAGACCTTACATGAAGGTTATATGGTTGAAGCGAAATCAAGTAAGGTTTCGTTTACTCCAAACACCATCACTTATACTGCTCACGGTCCAGAAGCAGAAAAGATCAAGAAATCTAAAGTTGGTGTGGTTGTTCATCAACAATATCACGGTTCGGATATTGACAAGATGCACGCTTCTGCTCATCCTGATATGAGCAAGTTCAAAGAACATCCAGACGTTCACTTACATGGTGCAGAACATGATACCAGTAAAGTTAAACACAGTGAACAAAATGAAAAGACCTTCCAGAAGCACATGACTGCTGCCAAAGAGATTCATGACACACATGGTCATAAAATGTATGATGCGGTTCATCCAAAACACTCAGGTGAGACTGGCCATCTATCGACATACATTAACCATACTGTAAGACACGATGAAGTTCCTAGTGTTGAAGGATTTAAGAAACATCTGAAATCTCAACATGATAAGATGGCATCTAAAGTCAAAACAGAAAAATCAAAAGCAGAAAAGACTAAACAAGGCGAATCTGAACTTGCACACGTTGAGAAACATAAAGCACACTATGGTAATCTTTTTGCAATGCATCATCACCTACATCAGGCAAAAAATGCATTGGTCAATTCTTTAGAGACACATGAAGGTAGATATCAACACCACATTGAAGGTAAGAAATCAAAGCCAGAAGGTTTTGTAGTTAATCACAAACCAGAAGGTGGAAAAGAAGAACCTACTAAGTTGGTCAATCGTGCTGAATTTGCAAAACAGAATCTATTAAAAGTTAGAAAATGATATCCTTTAAGGACTTTTTAGTTGAAGAACAGAAACCAAAAACACTTCATGCATTTGACATGGATGAGGTGTTGTTTCACCACGACAATTCAAAAGTAAAGGTTCATGTAAAAGACAAAGAAGGTAAGCACGTTAAATCATTGACGAATCAAGAATTCAATTCACACAAATTAGAGCCAGGTCATAAGTATGACTTTAGTGAGTTTCGTTCTTCTAAGGTGTTCAAGAAATCTGCACATCCTATTCACAAAATGATTAACAAATTAAAGGCGATACATAAGAATAAACAAGATGTTAATATCGTAACTGCTCGTGCAGATATGGATAATAAACATCATTTTAAAGATACACTACATAAACATGGTATTGATGCTGATAAAGTTCATGTTCGCCGTGCTGGTAACTTGAATGCTCCTAGTCCAGGAGAAGCAAAACATAAAGTAATTAGTGATTTGATTAAAAAACATGGTTACAAAAAGGTTCACTTGTATGATGATTCTAAGGATAACTTGCATCACTTCTTAAAATTAAAGCATGAACATCCGAATGTTGAATTACATGCTCATCACATTGAACACAATCCAGATACTGGCCACGTTAAAACTACAACTACCGTCAAATGAAATCGTTTTTAGAATTAGTAGAAGAAACAAAAGCACCAGAGCATCACCATGTGATGACTTTTGGTCGAATGAATCCGCCTACAACCGGTCATCTTAAATTAATTGACAAAGTAAAAGAGATTGCAAAGAAGCACAATGCAACTCATACTGTTGTCACATCACATTCACAAGATGCTAAAAAGAATCCATTATCTGCTGAACAGAAGGTTAAACACCTGAAACGTTATTCGCCAGGTACAAACTTCCAAGCGTCTACCAAAGAACATCCAACATTCTTGCATCATGCCGCAGAACTACACAAGAAAGGTGTAACTCACCTTCATATGGTAGTTGGTTCTGATCGTGTAAAAGAAATGAAGGAGAAGTTACACAAGTATAATGGTACACACGAAGGTGCATTGTATAATTTCAAGAAAGTTACTGTACATTCTGCTGGCGAACGTGATCCTGATGCAGAAGGTACTGAAGGTATGTCCGGCACTAAGATGCGTGAACATGCTAAGAACAAAGATGTGAAATCTTTTAAACAAGGTGTTCCATCTCATGTTTCAGACACACACGCAAAAGAATTGATGCATGATACCCGTACAGGTATGGGACTGCACGAATCTGCATATCACGGTATCTTCAAAGCAATTTTTGTTACTGGTGGACCTGGTTCAGGTAAAGATGTTGTTATCCGTGAAGCGATTGCAGAACAACGTGCTGTTGAATTGAATTCAGTACAAGCATTTGAATACTTGGCAGATAAACAGAAGTTATCAGAAAAGACTAGTGATTATCGTAGAGAAGCAATTCGTAACCGTACACCATTAATCATCAATGGTCCTGCAAACGATAATGAACGCATCTTGTACATCAAAGAAGAATTAGAAGAACTTGGTTACTCCACACTGATGGTTTTTGTGGACACCAATGAACAAGCAAGTAAAGAGAGAAATGAAAAACTGACTAAAATGGTTTCTGAGTCGGTTCGCCATGATAAATGGTTGCAATCACAAAGAAACAAAACAACTTTCTCCAAGAAGTTTGAAGATTTCATCTATTTTGACAACAGTGCGTCATTCGTCGATGACGAGATAATGACGGAAACATACCAACAAGTTAATGCGTTCATTGATGGAAAATCATACAATGATGTAGCATTCTCATGGTTGGAGAACCAAGGTAAACTGAATATCAACGGTTCAATTAAATCTCTCTATAAGGAAAACAAAAATGTTAACAAAACTAGTAACCAAGATTCTAAGTCTATTCAAAAAACCAGAGGTGTTACCATCACCGCCGGTAGAAGTCCAAAAGCAGACGGTCCAGACGATTTCACCCCAGACAATCAAGCAACCGACCCCAACGCAGACAACATCAAGTGGGACGCCAACAAAAAAAGAGGCGGTTACACCTTCAAAACCTACACCGAAGCCAAAGGGTCAGCCAAAGAACCCACCATCAAAGTCTATCCCGAACCCAAAGAAACCAAGTTCAGCAAAGACAAAGAAAAAATAAAGAATTCGAAATGGTTAAATAGTCCATCAGGTGCCATTAAAGCTCCAGGAATTGGACCAGAATATGACACCCGCACCCAAGGAACAGTATATCCTATGTCAGGTATGGGTGATGTGACGTACCGAGAAGAAACAAACTTCAAGTCTTTCAGAAACAGAATTAAAGAAGCCATCGATGATCCAGGTGCAAACGACATGGGTGTTGGTGGTGTCTTAAATGGTGCTTCGAATAAAGAACCTTTAGTTACACCACAAGATGTTAAAAATGGTGGATTACTAATAAAGAAAAAAAAGAATCGTTAATACGGAGAAAACTATGATTAATAAAAAGGTTGCAGCAGTCGCTGATGCTGTTAGAGATATTTTACAACAAGAAGCAAAAGAATTATCAGCAAAGCAGAAGAAAATTGCTGCTCTTGCTGGTGATAAAGATAAGATCGATGCAGAAGATTTTAAAAAACTTCGTGGTGAAGAACTTGAAATTACCATGACTGCTGAAGAATTTGAACAATTGGATGAATTGTCTAAAAAAACTTTAGGTGCTTATATAAAGAAAGCTTCTGTTAATAATATGGCTCAAGGTATTAAATTTGGTTCACACGCAGAAAAAGGTGAAACAGATGATGCCATTAAGGTTGGTAATAAGTTTAGTAAACGTAGTGGTAACATCGGTAAAGCTACTGATAGATTAACCAAAGAAGAAGATAGTACACAATCAGCAATGTCTATGTTTTCTAGAATCATGGAAAAAGTTGCTGAACGTGAACTAGATGAAGCATTCCCTACTGTTGCTGATGCTCGAAAAAAAGCAAATGCGCCACAACCAAGTGGTGGTGCAGGTATCAAACAAGGTACACGTTACGGTGGTGGTCGTCAAGCACCTGATGTAGAACCAGAAGATGATGACGAAAAGAAACCATTTACTCGTATGAGTGGTGCTCACAAGAATCGCAGAACAGATACCAAACTGTATAAAGAAGAAGAAGTTGACGAAGCTGCTGGTAAGCTAGCCGAGGAAGGTGTAGTAAAAGATATCAAGCGTTTGGTTACTGGTAAAGATGCAAAAAGTCGTGCTGGCCAAGAAATTGCTAAATCACAAGATGCTAATATGAAAGGCGACTACAAAACCTCTAAGAAGCATTTTGACCGTTTTGATAAATTAGATAAATTAACACAAAAAGAAGAATTTGAATCTGTCGATGAAGCTAAAGATGAATATGACAAAATGTTTGATAAACTTATGAAAAAATCTGGTGACAGATTGACGAAAAAGTATTCAAATGATGTTAAAAAAACAAAAGATAACAATAGCGGTAAATCATTGGATAAACACATCAAGAAAAATCCAAATGTAATCAAAACCTATTCAAATGATGTTCAAAGAACAAAAAAAATGTATGGTGAAGAAGTTGATGAATCTGCATTCGATCCATTAAAACACGTTAAGAATCCTACTCCAGGTGAAAAGACTGCTGCGAAAGATGTTAAACGTGGAAGTTATGCTGATCGTGCTGCAATGTTAAAATCAG